CATTCAGGTATTATGGCGCCCGCAACGCAACGGAGGTGTGGCCGAGTGGTTTAAGGCAACGGTCTTGAAAACCGTCGACTGTAACAGGTCCATGAGTTCGAATCCCATCGCCTCCGCCATATTTGGTACCGACAAAGCCCTGATTATTCAGGGCTTTGTCGTTTCTGGCGATTGAGATTTCTGCTGCGCTCATTCAGGCGTTACAAAACTTTTTGATACGCGTTACAAAACTTTTTGCTTTCTCTCCCTTCTCTGGCGTCCTGCCAAACGTAAAACACTCTTCATGTAACACGGTGCTACGAGTCTTTTTCTTGGAGTATTCGCAGATGGGATAACCAACGGCAACGTGATCCGCCAGCACTACGGGACGTGGATCAATGAGAACGAACCCGACGTGGTCGGCATGCTGCAAATGGCCTTGAAGCTATCACCGGTTACAGCTCTGCACTGAATAAGCTGTGGCTACCGTTTTCGGAGAAGCCAGAAGATCACGGAGTGGTAAGCCAGCCCTGGGGGGACTGGTTTCCACGGCCACAAAAAAAGGCCCCCACACCGGGGCGAGGTGTGGGGGCCGATTGAACATAGGCTGGAATTACGTGAACAAGCCATAAGCGCGTTGAGCGATGGCCAATGCACTCAATTTATTTGAGCGGTTGTGGCTCAGGAAACTTCCAGCTGTTTGTAAGTATTTCTGACCTCGGCCGATAGAGCCGCACCGTGTAATTCCACCCTTTCATAATCGGCAGGCAGTTTGTTGGATTCGCTTCGCACCCACCAAATTGAACAGTGATGGAACCGTCCGCCGCCGGCTTGCCGGTGAGATTATTCAAGGTGTAGGCGTTGGCAGCATTCTTAACAAAATACCCCTGTGCGTTGTAAACGCTGACCGACCAGAAACCATCGACAGGCACATCCTTGACGGTCAGGCGGTAGTTCGTCTCCCCGTCGTTGTTGGCAGGGGTAAAGCTCAGATAGGTGGCGTCTTTGTCCGGGTTCCCCCCCCATCCGGCAGCGGTGCCCAGCACGTGGTGGACTGGATCGACTTCTTCCTGGGTACCGAACGCCTTCTTGAAATCACTAATCGTCGACGCGAGAACCAATAGCGCATCACGTACTTTTTTCTGACTGGCTGCGTCCCAGTGAGGAAGCTCCAGAGATCCAAGGCTTTTCTGACTTACGCTCATTGCATCCTGCAACGCGTGTACTTGCTTGATATCGTCCGGGTTGTTGGGATCTACCAGCGTACGAATAGCCGTAAACACATAACGTGTACCCACATTTTCGCGGGTCAGTGTATGAGTACCGGCGCCGTAGAATACATTTGGGGTGTAGTGATCCTGGTTGACGATTTGCAGCGACATGAAGCGTTTGTCTGGGTCAGGGAGCGTGATGCTGACCGGTCCTGCATCCAAGTCGAAGACCCCTGAGGAATACAGCGTGTCGCGATTGAGGCGGATAACTGTCTGATGATCAATCGAGGCTGGTGCGCGGCGATGATAGAGCTTCCCCAATCCGCCCTCCTTCGCCATAGACGCAATGTAAGTATCCGACTCTGCCCGCACGAAATTATCAACCGTGACGGGCGTCGCTGCAGCCTCTGAAGCCTTCTCGACGGCATAGACGGGAGCGGTCATGGCGGCAGCACCACAGATGAAGAGGGCCAGCATAGCTTTCTGCTTCATACGATTCCTTTCAGTTCGCGAGTGAACAATTGCTGTTACCAGTAAATTGCAACTCGCAACAATATAGTCGCCATCCGCCAAATGTCCGCTTTTGGCCACGCGACCTGTCAGAGCTGCTCCCTATAAATGCCGAAGACGCGTAATCGCATCTGTAATCTTTTTTGCATTCGTGTCCAAGGTTTGCATAGCCACAAGTGCGTTTTCTGCAACAGCCTCTACGCCATTCTCCGAAAGCCACCTGGTGACCTCCTCTATAGCCGCACCCAGAGCATGATGGTTGTGCAGAAGCAACGTCAGAGCGTCAGCCGTGGCGATGTTAGCGTCTGAGTTATTTGGCATGGATTCATCCTTGATCGAGGCGTTTGCAGAGACTAGTCCATTGCAGAAGGATCATGCTCAACCAGTCAATCACGCCCCTCTGTTTTTCGCACCAAAATAGCGCACCAGTCCCATCTCAGTCCCATATGGCCTTTTTTGAGACGCCAAAAACCACAAACCCCCGACTTTCTCTAGGAAAATCAGGGGTTTGCGTTTACTGAATGTGGCGGTGAAGGAGAGATTCGAACTCTCTTATCGCAAAAACAACGCGAAGAGCACCGCTAACCGTTTGGTGCCTGGAGGCGCGTCCCTAGTCCAGACTGCAGCGAGCAGAGCTGTTCGATCTGGCAGAAAGCTGCGAATTTTTTACATTTCGTCGCCTCCCTCTCGCAGGTTTGCCGCCCCTCAATTACTGTACATGCATACAGCACTTGTACAGCGAATTACGCAGCATGAATTTCGACCAGGCGAAAAACCTCCGGCTCAAGTATTGGCGCGCCACACTCGACGACCAAGACTTCCGTATGCAAAACCCCGAGGGGCACCGTGAAACTCTTCACGAAATGGCGATAGCCTTGCAAGCCGAAGGGTTGATAGATCAAGTTGAGCAATTCGACATGAACGAGATGGCAGACGCGGCCTATTGGCATGCTGTCGAGGAGTTGCAGAGTTCGCCAGGCCATTACCGCGGCGCATCGACTTATGAAGTCGTTCAAATCGACAACGGGAATCTGCTGGGCACTATCAGCCGGTCAATTTTCAACTTCGAAAGTGATGAGCCGCGCGGCGCTTCCTTCGCCTACGACGGCAAGGTCTACTCTGACGCGGAAGGTGTGCGACTAACCTTGGGGCTCTCCCGAAAGATTGGGCGGATTACAGGCTTGGTGCTGGAAATGAACGGTCGCCGATATCAGTTAGTAGAGACCGAACGGATGATCGCCGGCGTAACGCACCGCTCAATTTCCGATGCCGACGCCTACCGAGCGCTCATAGATGTAGCCCAAGTCGCGCAGGAGGAGCGGGATCTGCGCACTTTTGAAAGGATGCGGCCTCACATTGAGTCGGCGGCTTTCTGCATGTGCCCTGCCTGCCTCGATCGTTTTGGAGCACGAGACGACTGTCAGACCTGCGCCGGAAAAGGTTTTGTGACGAAGCCGGCGCCAGCAGGTTCCCGCTGAGAGCTCATTCGAGCTTCGTGGAAGGGATTAAAATTTCGGCGTTCTATTTTACAACTTCCCCTGAGTAAATCCGGGTACGGAAGCTTTGAAAGCTCCCACGACATATTTGTATCCATTTTTCATATTCATCTACGGCTTGAGAAAAATTGTGGAACTTATCCCTGATGAAACCAGTAATCTCCTGAGATGGGTTTTGTGGATATTCCTCTAGAGTTAAAACAAGTCGAGCAATCGGTTCATAAAAGCGGCCTTGGAAATTTAGAGTGGGGCGAAGAGTTTCACTAAACTCTTCGAGATGAGCATTCTCGGCTAGCATCCTGTCAAATCTGCGAACAGTATTCGAAACCTCATCTTGAAAAACTCTAACCCCGACTGCGAATTCAAGGGCTTTCTGTACATCAAGCCCTTCCGGGCCACCATTCCTGAGCAAATGCCCCTTCAAAAATGCACTCCAGGCATCTTCTTCCACAACTCTCTCTAGGCGGCTCAAGAATTCAGTTTGATGCTGAATCCGCTTTTCGTGAGCTTGGAGAAGAAGCTGCTGAGAAAAGGTCTCTTTTATTATACGATTTTGCTCTTCAAGGGACTCTCGATGGTTATTTGCAACCAACTTCGTAGACTCATCATGCTGTCGCCTTAGCTGTTCCGTTGACTGAGCGTGGTTCTCTGAAACTAGTTTCAACTGCCATTTAGCAACAAGTATAGTTGCTACCGCTGCAACCAGAGCACCGACTAAGGCGCCTAGAAATCCTTCTAACATTTCAGCCCCCTTTTAGAAAAACCCTAAAGCACCCATTTTAGCCTATAAAATAGGCTCGGAGTCGTATGTTCGAAGTACGATAATTAATCACGATTATTGAAATTACCTACCTTCCCCCCCTCTATCTCTTTGATGAATGCCTGGCACGCCTGCAGCGCGATCAGCCCCCGGTCGCCGGTGTCAGTGATGGCGACAATTCGTCGAGCATGCGCCGGGTCAAGTCGGGCTCGTACGGCTGCATGATCCACGCCGCCGGCGCCGGTGGTGGCTGGCACCCCGCAGCCTTTGGCAGTGTCGGTTGCGTCGAGGAGGACTGACAACCGCAGATCAGAAGTGGCAAGGCGATCGCGCAGGCGATCTTGGTCACGTTGGGCATCACTCATTTTCCTGAAGTGGGTTTGCTCACTGGCCGACAGCCGCTGCTCGAGCGCCAGCCGCTTGTCCTGCTCGGCCTGCTGCGCGGAAGCTGCGGCTTGGGTCAGTTGATTGAGGGTTTCGGCGTGATGCCGGGCCTGTCCGGCTAACTGGTTCTCGTAGCACGAGTGCTGAAACTGCCATGCGCTGCCGAAGCCGGCGAGCACCAGCGCCAGCACGCCGACCAATTTCCACGGAACGACCATCACGGGACATCCTTGAAGAAGACGTGACCGCCCAGCTTCAGGGTCTGTTTCGCCTTCGCCGCCCAGGCCGGCGCCTTGATGCTGGTCGCGTAGTAGTGCGTGGCTCCACCGGTGGGATCGGGCACCTTGCCGTCGATCACCTGGTCAGCAGCGATCCGACATTGCGCCAGTTCGCGGAACGGGATCTGCTTCACGCCGATCAGGAACTGGTAGTTCGGGTCGTTCTTGTTCCAGCAGCTGAACTGATACGGTTTCTGGCACACGCCGGCGTAGCCCTCGCCCCACCACGAATTCGTCTTACCGTCGAATACCCGGTTGCGAATCGCCCAGGCCACGGCAATCTTTCCGGCAGTCCCTTCGCCCCGCGCCTCCCCCCAAAGCGTGCGGGCGAGGATGTCTCGGTCTTTTTCAGTGACAGTCATGTTTTTCTCCAGACAAAAAGAAGCCCGCTCAATGGCGGGCTATCAGGATTCAGGGGTTTCAGGCCAGTCCGGCTTCGCCGGCCAGCCTTCACGTTCTGGCGTTTTGCTCAGTGCAATCAGGTAGCGTTTCCACGCCCTCCAGCGATCCCGATCTGCGTCGCTGATTTCTTCAAGATCAACGCCGGCCTGTAATGGACTGATCGCGGTATTGGCGTCCTGCACCAAGCTACTCAGTGATGCTTTCACGTCCCGAACCATTTCATCAACAGCGACCTTCTGAATCAGCCAGTCCGGCAGCTCATCCACGTAAGTCTCCCCGGGATCGACCGCCCAGCCCTCTTCGATACCGCGCCAGCCAGTTTCAGTGATTGCATAAGGCATATTCAGCGCTCCATTCCATAGCCGCAGACATCGATGAAGAGGGTTCCGCCGGTGTTAGTGTTGGCATAGGTGACGTTTTGCGAGGCGTCAGTGACAAACTCGAACTGGTAGCGCGACCCCACATCGAATAGCGCCATCGCAGCCGAGCCGGCCGAGGGGATCGAAAGTTGCGAGACAACGCCCGAGGCGGTGCAACGAAGCACAGGTGTTTGGCTGGTGATGGGTACGACCGGGGCCAGAGAAACCACGGTGTACGCCGTAGCGGTTCCACCAGCAAGACGCCGAAAAGGCGCGCTTGACGTTGCCGCACCGTACAAAAGCGTTCCAGCATTGCTGATCTGAAAACAGTAAAGCGTCCCGCCCGCCCCAGATCGAAGAGCGCAGACAAACCTCCGGGAAGTGTCGCCAGTTTTTGACCGCGCCGTTCCCGAGTACGGTGCGGCGGGCGCAACAGCAGAGAGTTCAATCGCGGAAGTCCCGGCATTGTCGTAGAGATAGAGGTAATAAAAGACGTCGGGGGTGAGCCCACCTATTCCCGTCAAAGTGATGGGTGACGTAAGGCGCAGCACCTTGTTCGAACTCTGAATGAAAGCCGCGCCTGAGGGGATGGTGATCGAACTGCTCGAGTTCCAAACCGGAATCAAGCCATCGATGTAGCCCGGGCCGACACCCAACGCGGCAGCCGTCGCTGCGGAAGCAGCAGCATTGATTTCAGAGAGCGCAGCTGCGTTCTTGGAAGCCAAAGCGGCGGAAGCGGAATTGCCCGCATTCGTTTCGGAGGTTGCGGCGGAGTTCTTGGAAGCGAGCGCTGCCGAGGCTGACTGAGCCGCATTGGTTTCGGACGTTGCTGCCGCGTTCTTCGAGCTCAGCGCCGCACTGGCGGACGTACCGGCATTGGCCTCTGACGCCGCAGCGACATTTTTGGAAGCGAGCGCCGCTGCGGCAGAGCCAGCTGCCTGCAGCACGCTTTCCTCCATCCCATCCAGCGCGTCGCCTACTTCTGTTGAGGCCTTGCGGAGTGCATCGGCAGTTGCCTTTACATAGCCCTGCATCGGCGCCAGCGCATACACACCGCCAGCGGTAGTTGGCCCTTGATAGTTTGGCGAGATGGCCAGCGCGGTGTCGCTCGCGATGTTGACGACCTCGTACCAGTTGCCGTCGGGCCCCCGGAAGGCATCACCCACGCGGCTATTCGCGATGAAAGCAGTGCCGGCCCCGATCACCGCACTGGAATTTTGGGTGACAGACACCGTTCCTGATTTGTACCAGGTCATTTATTTCTCCAGATTTTTAGGGTCAGGCCACTAATTTGGCGCAGAGGAATGGCCGGTGGCCCTGATCAGTCCAGGCAGTGGTGGCTAGGCTGTACATCATGATTCGCCCCGCGGCGTAATCCACGCCGATCGCACAGCCGCCGCCGTTAGCGTTGTTATGGCAGTTCATGGTGAAGGGGTTAAGGGAAACGTACTCCCCCGCAACAAGCGCCTTGGAAATCCCCCAGATATACCGCCGACCTACAGGCAAAACCTCGTCACCGAAATAGGTCCAGTTACCAGCGGCGAAAGTCACGACCACCGCCGGCGCGCCACTGTCGTAGACCAGCGTTCCCGCGGCATCCCACAGCCGCATGCCGTAGATCGCCGTGCCCATGGATGCCCACGCGGACACGAAATAAAGGCCGCTCAGCGTGGAGTTGATGTTTGACGCCTTCATCGCAAACCCAGTCCAGCCGCCTGGCCCACCCATGAACCAAACCGATATCGGCACCTGAATCGAACCCGTCTGATCCGGTCGGATAAACACGATGGGAGGATCTGCGCTTGTGATGACGCGGGGAAATGCTACGACTGCGTCGGTCGTACCGGAATAACTCCCCTTCGCCAAAACGCAAAGCCTCGGTGCGTCTGAGTCGATTTGGACAAATGAATTGTCGTTGATGCTCTGGAAGCCGTAAGTCATGTCCCGTACCTGATCGCGTAGCCCTTGGCCACAACTCTGGATTGCAGGGTCGAAGCGCTAGAGGAAGGGTTCTTCGGCAGAACTGTCACCTGACCTACAGCCGTGGTGACATAGGGGTACGATTTGGTATTACCGCTCCCGTCTAACTCCGATGACTGCACGTCTTGCGCCCTCGTCGGAATGATCATGAACACACAGTTCGCCGGATTGAATCCCGGGATGCTCAGCGTGTAGCTAGGCACCGTTCCGCTGAAGTCAATCACGCCCTGCCAAAGCACTTGGTACGTAAAAGAGTTTGTGTCCATAGCGAGAAACCCGTTCTCGTCAAAGACACGCAGACCAAATAGAGCCATTGATTACCCCAGATAACCGAGACGGACACGCAGCACGTTGTTGGCGTCGTAGACCGAGACGTTCAGCGAGTTGATCACCAGTCGGCCCTGTCCGGGCACGATGCCGTTGATCTCCAGCGTTCCGTCTTTATTGAGAATCCAGCCTTGCTGGCCGGGGATATAGTTGTTCGAGCTGATGAAGTTGCCGATCTTGGCATTGGTGATGCTGCCGTCTTGTAGGAACGCGGAGCGCATGAACACCTGGCCGCCCTGCACTGCAAACGGCACCGAGATTGCGCCGCCGGCAATCGTGTTGACGATGGCGAACCGATCCGCCGCAACCAGGAACTGGCTCTGAAAAACACCGTTCACGTTCTCGATGCCCAAGCCAATGCCAGCAGCCACGTACTGACCATTCGCAGTGACCGACATCTTCACCGACCACATCGTTTTCAGGTTGCCATCGAGATCGGCAAAAGCCTCGGCGGTCTCCTGGATGGCGGATGTGTTGTCTCCGACCGTTGCTGTCAGTTGCGTGATTTTGGTGGCAGTGGCCTCTTCGTTCGTGGCGACCGTACGCTCCAGCTCGGTCAGGTTTGCAGCGTTTTCACCCACCTCGGAATCAAGCGTTGTTACCCGCTGGGTAAGCGCGCTGTTTTGCGAGGCCCGGACCTTTACTTCTTCAGCAAAGCTGGTCGTAGCATTCCATCCACGCAAGGCATCCTGTGCGTCACCCTCTCCATCTTCGTCGCGGTAGGAGGCCCGCAGTGCTTGGAAAGCTGTCGCTTGCGCAGTCACCACGCCGTCGATTTCGGTGATGTCGGCAGTGTTGGTTTGAACCTGCTGAGCCAAGCCGTTTGCCGTCTGCACTGTCTGCCCAACGTCGAGCCAGTAAGCAGGGTTCGGCGGCGGCATGTCGATCGGAACTGGGCCGGTAGCCTGATAGATCCGCTTGCCGACGACCACAAGGTCGTATTCCTCGTAGGTGTCGTCCGGGTTGTAAGTCTTTAGCCCGTCCAGCGCATCGATCTGTGCTTGGAGCCCTGGGATTTTGTCGATCTCGTCGAGGATGTCCTTGCCCAACTCGGTGCGACCAATCTCACCGGCGATCATTTCCAGAATGGCCGCAGCGTCGGAGCTCGACTGCCCCTGCACACCGATGCCGATCGGATACCACGGCCCGATGTTGCCGATCTTGTCGACGATCCGCCCCCAGAAGTAGAACGTCACGCCAGCTCGCAGGCCGAGCATGGAGAAATCACTCTGCGGGTAAGCCAGGTCGGTCAGTTTGGTAGCCATGTCGAGCTGGGTGGTTTGGCTGTACCAGATTTCAGTCCTTTGGCTATCCTCGGCACCGGCAGGGAAACCCCACTTCAGGTAGATGCCGAACAGCAATGGCGTGGCATTCAGGTAGCTGAGCGCCGGCGGCAATCCCTGCTTGCCTTTGAGATTGGTCAAGATTGAATTGCGCCAGATCGACGTGATATCGAACGCACTCACGGCCCGCACCCGGGCCACGTAAGCGCCCGCGTAAATCCCAGCTACATCGACGTTGGTCATGCCGGTGCGCTGCAGCTTGATCCAGTTGCCGCTGTCTTTGCGCCACTCGATGTCGTAGCCGACGGCGCCAGGTACGGCAGGCCAGCTGATGGTCATGGTGGCAACGGCCAGCCCTTGGACAACCGCCGAAGTGGATACGAGCGTTACGCTCGCCGGCGCCGGCACCACCGTGATCGGAATCACGCTGATTGGTCGCTCTTCAAGCCGGGCGCCGGTATCGATATAGGCAAACTTGCTCGGGTCGTATTGCAGCGCACTGATTTCGAAGTCGCCTTCGGTGGTGCGCCTGGTGCGCAGCACGCGGTACAGCGGAATCGCCAAATCGTCCGCATCGAGCGCCCATTGCAACTGCGCGATCGGTGGTTCGCTGTAGTTCGTGGTGACGGTCACGTCGCGTCCGATAACTTTCTGCACGGTGCGACCTTCTGCGCGGCCGCCCGGCAGGTTGATGATCAACCGATCACCGACCTTGGCCTGGGTGTCACGGTCGAGCGTCACCACGCGGCCAGACGCGGCCGAGATGCGCCCGCCCACCTCCCGCCCCGCCAGCAGCGAATCAGCCACCGGAATGATGTGCCCGGGCAACGGGATCACGCCTTCCATGCCAGTCTTGAATGACACGGTGCGATCTTGGTTGTTGCTGAGGATCGCCCACTTGCCGCGACGCTGGGCTTCCGATGCCCGGGTGCAGCCAATGGCGCTCAGCTCGAGCGGCCGGTCGCCGTAACGGCGCTGCAATTCCAGATCGGCGAAAGGGATAACGTCGGTGTCGTAGTTGTTCGCCGGGTTGTCGTAACTGACCAGTGCCCGGGTGTAGCGCGTCTTCGCCGAGGCGCTGCCGTAGGAGAATTTGCCATCAATGACGTTGGCGCGAGTGAAGACGTAGTCGAAGTCTTGCGCGCGCGGCATGTCGGCCTGCATCACCAGCTGGCCCTGAGCCCAGTAGGTCATGCCCCGGTAAATGCCGGCGATATCGCGCAGCAAAGACCATGCATCAGCCTTGCCTTGTAGGTTCATGTCACACAGGAAGCGCGGCTCGACGCCATTCAAGCCGTTCGGCACAAGCTGGTCGCAGTACTGCGCGATCCGATAAAGCTCCCACTTGTCGACCATGAAAGGCTTGATGCGCTTGCCCAGGCCGAACCGGTCTTCGGTGCACACGCCGAAGGTGATCCACGCCGGATTGTTGGTCCAAGCGGATTTCATCGAACCATCCCACGTCCCGGTGTACGTGCGCAGGATAGGGTCGTAGTTGCTCGGCACCATCCAGCGGCGCGCTTTGCACTTAACGGTCACAGCGGGGATGTTGGTGAACTGCTCGGCGTCAAATTCGATGTAGAGCAGCGCCGTATTCGGGTAGCGCAGCTTGGCGTCGATGACTTCGGTGTAGCCGGCCACCAGCATGGTGTCGGCGATCTTGTTGCTGTTCTGGTTCGGCGTCAGGCGGCGCACGCGGATCTGCCAGCCGGTTGTGGCGTCCGGCAGATCGATGCGGCGCGAGCGCTCATAGCGCGTGGTGGTCTTACCATCAACGGCGTCCACCAGCACCTGCTGATAGGCTCCCCCATCGGTGGCCACGTCGATGGCGTATTCGATGCGATAGCCACCGACGTTGCCTTCATCGTCGGCACGCTGCAGGGCCGGCCACGCCAGGCGCATGCGCACGGCCGAAAGCTGGGTGTTGGTGATGGAACGCACCCACGCCGCATCGCTGCGCAGCTCGATATTCAGCGACGTCTCGCTCTCCACCGAGGGAATGCCTGGGATGTACGCCTGATCCACCGAGCCCGACCGCCAGTCCCACTTCACGCCAGGAAAATTGTAGTTGCCGCTGGCATCGCGGATCGGCGTGTTGTCCAGATAGATGTCGTACTCGGTCGGTACCGCGTCGAACTCGCCCTCGCCCACGGCGATGAGCAGCTTTGCCAAGTTGGTCGAGCGCAGGCTGTCGCTTGCTTCGACTGGCGACTTAGGCTTACTGCTGCCACCTTTCTCGCCGTGGATATCGATCTGTGCTGCTGCGCCCATGCTTTCCTCCAGGCATAAAAAAACCCGCCGTAGCGGGTAATAAGGTGACAAATATCAAAGTGAAAGAATCGGCAACCCCAGCACATGAACTCTATCCAACAGCCTATGTTGCGGCACACCTATACAGAAAGAATACTTTACCAACAACTCTTTTAAATGATCAGTACCGCAAACCACTGCATAATAAAAAATTAACAATTTTTCCGAGTCCGAGAAAAGCGATTTATACATATTTATATATAACTTATTACCTTCCAAAAAAGAATCAATATATGACAGCGTTATTTCGACACCTGCCATGTATTGCTGCAGTTCTTCACCATCATTTTGCCAAAAATGATCAAAAGCGACAACCAACCCTCTAAGCTCATCTCTACGTGGCTTTATATTTAACAGCCCGATCACTGTAACGTTTGGGTTGTCGGGTACAGCCGTATTTTTCACGAAGGACGAATGAAGCCTCTTGCAAAAAATCTTTATACAATCACGCCCCTTTGTAACTTTATTATTACTATCAACCAAGTCTATGGCGGCCAACGCTGCCATATGCGTATCAATCATTTTATAGAAGGTCGCAACTGAGTTTTGCATTTTGAAATTTTCAACCTGCTGATCTAGCGCATTTGCAGATTTAGCCAGCTCGACACGAGACTCCTTTAATTCCACCCTTTGTATGGTGATAGTTATCAAAAGCCCCATAAAAGCAAAAAACGTCAGTATTGGATTAGTTACCCCTCCAAAAAAATCCCCAAAAACACCTGATGAAAAAACCTCATCCTTTGACCGAACCGCGATTACAACATCCGCAATAAAAACAACAAAAATCACGACTACAGCCGCAACAAAAATACGGTAAAGCTTTCGGACACCATCCTCTTCCCCCGGAAGCACCAACGCTTCAAACCACCTATACGGAGCACTCAACAGTTTTTTTAAAAATCCATTTCCGCTGTCCATAATGTGGCTCCAATAATCTTAAAAAATAATGTTGCTACATTTTATCCTCTGCGTAAATGGACGCTGAGATGATCATCCCGCCCCACCGGCGTTCGCCGATGCAGATAGGCACGGGGTTGCCGCTGGCCGTGGTGTTCTTGGCGCTGCCGAAGGCATAGGACGGGGAGTTTTCGGGGGAAACGCTTTGCTTCAGTCCTGAGGCTTGCGGACTGAGCATTTGGATCACGCCGCCGATCGCCATAGACGCGCCGGCCGCATACAAAAACGGCGATGCGGCTGCAAACGGAGTGAATGACAGTACATAGGCCGCGGCGATCATCACTGTGCCGATGATGGTCTGCAGCCCGCCGGCGCGCTTGCTCCCGGCAATCACCGGAACAATGCGAATTTCACGCGTACCGCCAAGATCGAATCCGTCCATCCCAATATTTGCGCGATTCCGGAAGATCGCAAACTTCAGCCCAAGGCGCTCCAGTCGTTTAATTTCCTCGGCGAAACCATCAATCGTCGCATTGAGTGCGCGGAATACCTCGACGGCCGATCCGCCATCAAGAAGGAATTGCTTGCTTCGAAAAAACTTCTTCGCGAGCGAACCGGACAGCATCACTTTCGTCATTGGCGTATAGGTAATTGCTGAGCACATGCCATTCTCCAGGCAATAAAAAACCGCCCGGAGGCGGTCTGTTCAGAGAGTCGTGGGCAGTATATCGATCTGCCCATCGCCCCCGGTGAAAACTCGGTATTTCTTGATCGCGCCGTCTTTCACGATCGCTTCCCGCTCCACTCGGGCTGCACCCATGGAGCAGATGCCAGAGCCGGTGTAAGCGGCGCCAACTGAAACCGAATCAGGCCGCAGATAGAAAGATGCCTTCTGACCTGGGTCGAGCTTGGCGGCTTGTTTCCCATCGATGAAAACCGCCATTGAGCAAAGGCTTCCGGTCTGCCCAGAGTCGCGGATCACTTGCAGTGTCCCATATGCTCCTGATGGCTTAGCCTGGTACGCCGACAGCTGACTGGCCGGCGCCTGTTTGGCTTGATTGGAAGGCGTCGGTGAAGTCGCACACCCAGCCAACAGCGCTACCGCCAGCGCTCCTACGATCAATTTCATGCAGGTCACTCCTGTGGGAAAGGGACGTACTGTAACATTGGCCATGCGGGCGCTTTGAGCCGCCTTTACATTAATTGGAAAGCTTGAGAAAAGTGGAAGCCGTCATGGAAGAATGGATGAACAATCCGCAACCCTGGATTAACAGCGTCATTTCAGCAACTATCGCGCTCGCCCTAGCAAAACTTTATCGACTAGCACGCGGTAAAATTCAGCCATTGCTAGTTGGAGCAAAGGGTAGTATCCGTTCATTTTTCCGCGGTAGAAAATTGAAGGATTTAAAACGCATCAAAGCCGCTCGATTTGACAGCGTCAGGATCAATAGAGAGATTGTTCTTAGCTACACCATGCTTGCATTCTTTATTTTGGCAGCAGTACTTTGCGTGGGTAGTTTTGGGTTCGCGCCCGCGGAAGCATATAAAAACCATATCGCTGCCATGATATACGGATCGATAACCGGCATCCCACTGTTGATATTTGAATTCGCTTGGCTGATCACATCTACGCGAGTCGACGAAATGCTGAAATACCGGAGCCGTATCAAGCGACGCGGACGCACTCTTTTCTAAAGGGAAGATGCGATATGCGAGCGAACGACTTTATCTTCAAACACATTGGACACAAAAAAAGTGAAACCGGCTTAATTGGCTGTTATCACTTGGAGGTGACCGATACCCGCAGCGGCAAGATCGCCACGATCTCTGTGGAGCCCAAGCACCTTGCCTCAGCCCGAAGCATGAAGAGAATCCTGCTAGATAGATGCATTCTCTACAGCGCAACGCGCGCGGAGCATAACCAGATGCTTCTAAAAATGTTCGACTACGCGCACGGCCAGGCTGAGAACGAAGATTTCGCGCTGAGCTGAAGGGGCGAGTGTCACAGGTCACTCCTGTGGGAAAGTTTGCACGATATCACTGGGGCGAAAGGAAATGAAAAAGCCCAGCGCGAGGCTGGGCTGGGCTGGCTTATAAATCAGGATCGTCTACGCCGTTCTTCCAGCAACTCATCGGCAATCTCCGCAGCTCTTTTTGTAGCTTTCAGAACAAAGTCTCGAGGGTCGCGCCCATCGACTGAGCTGTATGCAATATGAATAGCTGCGGCAGCGTACTGGTCCCAAGCTTGCAGCTCAGTTTCTGTTTTAGCTTTAGTCGACATATATTCCCTTGTCTTGGTGGTCGGGCACATTGCCCGTGGCAGACTTTATAAGACTTGAGAGAGGCGGCAACTACGACCAAAGTCTACGCTGCTCACCCCATCCACCCTGTACGAATCCTCAGTAACACTCCGCCATGCGCCGATAGTAGCCTCTCGCCTCTACGCAACGGATTCCCCATTCCTTTGCCTGCAAGCCTAAGGACTGGGATTGCGCCAATTTCGGCGCGTTTATGACCTGGAGGTCAAATGCAAAACGTAGAACATCGGTTGGCTCAACTTGAGCAAGCAGCAAACACAGTTTCAGCAGCGACACTGAATGCATTGGCGGCAATCATCAGCGCAGTAACGAAGCTTGAGTCCGTAGACCGGCAATCCTTGCGAGAGGAGCTTGAGACATTCAAGGCGATTCAGCTTCAGAATGGCAATCAAGCGGAATATGTGAGAATGCTCTCCCATCTGCAATCGCGCATTTACTGATTCACTTTGGGCGCCTGCTCCGCTGAGCTAGGCGCCTGAACCTGACCCAAGCCAAGCCCGGCGACGGCCAGGCCGCCTGATTTCATACCTACAAATATAACTTTCATATTGCTTTCCTTGGATAGAGCCATTTCACGCTGGTGATTTTTTGTCTTTGTGCCGAAGAATCAGCCGTGTCCTATCGAGCCATGGGCCGCCAAAAACTATTACTTCCGACGGCCTGCCGTACAGGTGGTGCAACAGGAATGGGCCGGGGCCGAATGTGGCAGCATCCTCACCAGGCAACGCCGGATCGGCGCCGAGGAAGATTCCTGCATGATTTGGGAAAACCGTCCGCCCCACGTCCATGACGATCATGTCGCCGCGCTGCGGCTGGTCGACGCGGTAGAATCCGGCGGCCTCGTAGTTCGCTTCGTACAGGCTGGTGTTGTCTTTGCTCTCCCACCAGCCATCGGCGCGCTTGAAAGCTTCGAACTCTAGCCCCCACTCGCGCTTGTACCAGTCGGCACAAACCTGCCAGCAATCCCACGCGCCGTGCACGAATGACCGTTTCAGCAGCGGTACTTCACCAGTCGGTACGATGGTGCGCAGATCGCCCTCGGGCCAGCTCAGGATGTGCCAAGGCATGGACGTCGCTTCGCACATGGCGAGGTCGCGCGGCGAAGGCCGGCTGGTGGCGTCCGGGTGCGAGTGCACGACGCCGATCACCTCGCCGACGTCTTCGGCCGCTGCGTACTCCTCCGGATCAATTCGGAATTCCTCACTCGGCTCCGAGGAGACATTGCTACACGGGTAGTACTGCTGTTTTCGGCCCACGGCCAGCAGCAGCCCGCAGCACTCTTTCGGGTACTCGGCAGCCGCGTGCGCCTGGATCGCGTTCAAGATGTGCTTTCGCATGTCAGCTCCGTGCGATCAGGGAAACAGCCGGGAAGCCACCGAATGGCAGCGGGTTACCCTCGCCGAAGCGCGGGATGCAGCCCTTACCGAGCGTGGCATCACATTCGTCGAGCTCCGGGTTGTCGGTGACGATGCCGTCCTTGGTTACGTATGGCCCGGTGTAGCCGCAGTTGGGCCCGCGGTACCCGCCAGTGAGGCACCAATGGCAAAGGGTCGTGGCCTGCCTGCCGATTGATTCATTGCCTACGTCGCCAGGGCTGGCCAACTCCCAACTGACCGTCTCCCCGTCCTCGTTTGTCTTCTGGTCGATGTACCAGACTTCAATCGTCTCTTGGGTTGGGTCAGCAGTTGGGTTGCCGGCGGGAAAGTTCGCCGCGTCGAGGTAGGTGCCGAGCGTGTGGCGCATCGTCAGCTTGAACTCGAGCAGATCCTCGAAAGCCAGGCAGAGTGCGGTGATGCGCCCGCTGACGTTGCCGACCGATAGCGTCGGCCGAACCGCAGTGCCGTCGCCGTTCGCCTCGATGCCATCGATCTGCATTGGCCAGGCGCTGTACTCATTGCCCTGCCAGTAAATCGCTTTCGCCGGCAATTGATCGGCATTAGCACCGGCGGCGATCAACTCGGCCGCCGTGTGCGGAATGGCGTGCCCGTGGAAGCGCAGAACGTCCGCGCCGTAGTCCGTGCCGTCCAATTCAAAAAGCAGCACTTCGCTGCCAGGCTCAAGCACCTGGATGTCACTGATCAGCGGCATGGTTGCCCCTTATGGTTGGAATGCCCGCTCGAATGTGGCGGTGAGTTTGAACACGCCACCACCCATTGGGGTTGGAGCGGGATTTTTGCAGGTGAACAGACCGAGTTGGCCGAGGGGCGTTGTCCAGAGAAACGCCTTGGCCCCGGCGTGCCGATCGAGGAAGTCCATGATCTCCAGCACCTTGGCCTTCTGACCGGTGAAGGTGATCGGATAGGAGTCCTCCTTGTTGTTTGGCCCGTCACCGACGTTCTGCGCATATCCGCCGCCGAACTGGGCGGTGCGCACCCGATAAGCAATCTCGGGTGTGCCGCCGCGCTCGGTTGGCCAAGTGAATTTTTCGATGGCCATCAGCCTCTCCCATTTGTCAGGCGCCAGATCGAACCGCCTGGCTGTAGAGCTCGGGCAATTGCAATTTCCGCTTCAGTTTTTGCAGCCTGCTGGATGCCTTTGCCAAGTTGGGTCGATGCCTCTTGCGAGACTCCGCCGCCCTCGCTGCCAGACGTTTGCACCGACACCGATACAGGGAAGTTGTAAATATTGCCGCCGCCGGTACCGGACATTGCAGCAAGCGCTGGCCCGCCACCGGAAGTCAAAGGTGTGACGCTACCGCCACTCGCGCCAGTCATGAGGTAAGACCTGCCGCCCTGATTGAAAAGCTCAGGCCCCTTTTCGTTCACTTCGTAGAAAGTGTTCGGTTCGACCCCACCGCCAACAGCGCGACCACCACCGAAAGACACGGATGCAGAGCTGGCATCAAACTGACTGCCAAAACTCTGAGCCCCGGCCTCCGCCCCGCCTGCCGTTGCAGACGCCGTGGCCCCGCCGCCCGTGAAGTAACTTGTAGCGGCACCCACCAGACTGCTCAGCAATGCCGAACTGGCCTGCCGAGTGGCAATGCGCGCCATGTCCGCCAGTATCGATTTGGTGAAGTCGGCGAACGACAGTTTCCCGGTCATGGCGAAATTGACGATCGCGTCTTCCATCGAACTGAAGGCGTTGGTGAAAAGGCTTTTGGTTTGACCGGCGACATCTCGGGCCGATTCCAGATAGTTCTGCCACGCCGACGATGCGCCCGCACTCCAGTCGCCCTGGGCCGCCGTCATCTCGTCGTAATTGGCTTGAACCGTGTCGTGCAGATCCTTCTGCGTGGTTTTGAGCGCTGCCAGCTTCTGGGTGTACTCGTCGAGGCTCATGCCGCGCGAGCCATCGCCATACTGGTTGGCCAGGTCGAGCTTCTGCGAGTTGAAGCGGTCGTCTATGGCGTTCTGCTGATCCGTCAGGCCGCGCTGCCGGTCCCCCTGACCAAGTCCCGCAGCGGCCCGCTGGCCTTGTTCGCGCAAGGTATCCACTTGCTGCCGCAATGCGTTGGTGTAGGTCTGAACCGCCTGCTCCTGCTTTCTGAGCCGGCCTTGCTCATTCTTCGCCAGCACATCCAGTTCGCTGTCCGCTGCCTTTTGTGCCCGAACCATATCCGCGCGCGCATCTTCGATTTTCTGGTCGATCTGAATACGCTGCTCGGCCGTGGTGCTGGCCTTGGCCTTCGCCGCTTCAAGCGCCGCAATCTCAGCCTCATAAGCCGTCGTGACCTCGTCCCTCTCGTTGCCGATCAAAGCTTCGCGCTTCAGCAGATATTCCTGCTGCGAGATCAGCCCGGCCTTCTGTGCGGCATCCAGTTGTTTCTGGGTGTTCGCGGATTCGGCCTGGATCTCCTTCAGGGCATTTTGTGCGGCGTTGTAACCGGTGAGGTCAACTGCGCCGGCGGATGGAGCCTTTGGATCTTTATTGCGATCCTTGATGTTCTGAAGAGTCTTGGCGACGTAGTCGGCTTGAACCTTCGGATCGTCAGGGTTCGCCCTCTTAAGAACTTCAACGTCTCGCAGGTAGGCTTTGATCAGCTTGTTGCGCTTCTCCGCATTGCTCAGGGTTGAGTCGCTGATCTGTTTGAGACGTTGCTCTGCCTCGATCCCTTCCTTCTGGGTCCGGGCATTGTCGCTGCCGATCTGGGCCTCTTGTTTCTCGGCGGCCTGCTTATCCTGTATCAGGCTCAACTCGTCCTTGAGCGCGGTGAGGCGCTGTTTCGCGTCGCCGTCCTCGTAGCCGGTACCGATCGTTGATTGCAGGTATGCGATCTTCTGGTTGAGCTCAGTTACTCGAGCACTTTCGGCCTGATCCCTGCCGATATTCTTAATCGCGTCCAGCGACTTGCTGGCCTCATCTTTAACGCCCTTCCAGGCGCGCTCAATGAATCCGAGGTTCTCGGTGATCTCCGTCGAGCGAGTCTTCACCGTGTCAGCGTAAGTGTCGGTCAGCAGCTTGGCGGCGCCGATGGTGTCGCCCTGCTCCTTGAGCGCGACAATTTGCGAGTAAACCGAGGCAGTCAAGAAATGGTATTGATCGTTCAGCTCTTTCGCAGCAGCTACCGGATCCTTGGCGATCTTGACGAACTCGGCGATGGTTGCGTCTACCGATTTACCGGTCGCGTCCTCCATGGCTGCCGCCGCATCGGCGATGTCCTTGAAGCTGCCGCCGGCAATAACACCACTTGCTGCCAGCTTGGCCAGCGATGCCGCTGCCTCACCGGTGGTGCCGTTTGTTGCGCTCACCTGCTGCGCGAGGTTTGCCAGTTGCGCGGCCGAGGTGCCGGCGTAGTTGCCGGTCAGGATCAGCGACTTGTTGTATTCGTCCGCTTCCTTGCTGCCCTGGCTGTAGCCGTAAATCAGCGTGCCAAGTGCGGCTGCGGCAGCGAGGATGGCCAAGGCAACGGCGCCAGCGCCAATTGTTACGCCGCTCATAGCTGGAGTGATTGCACCAACGGCTTTTTGCGCGTTTTCGGCGGCCTCGGCTGCGGTGTTCGAGCTCTCAGCCAAGTCGGATAGGCTTTCACTTGCCTCGCCTGCGTTGTCAGCCGTGTCCTTTGCGCCTGACGCGATCCCCGCCAGAGATTCGCCGAGCGCAGCAGCCCCGGCACCACCAGTGAACAATGAGCGGAATTTTTCCTTAAGCGCGTCCATCGTTGGACCGATGCCGCCGAAGGAATCCTTGATCTGGCCGCCCTGCTGGATCAATACCATCAGCGGATTCTGACCGCCGGCCAGGCTGGTGAAAATGTCCGTGAACTGAGAAGGAAGTTGGCGAAGCGCCGCTTCGGTCTGTTTCGAGCTGGCACCGGTTTTTTTCAGACCTTCATCAAAGTCGCCCAGCTTCTGCCGGGAGGCATCGATACGGGCGGAGTACTCCCGGAACGTATCAGCATCAATCAGCCCTGCAGCCTTGTACTTCTGCAACTGAGCCTGCTGCTGATCCAGCTTGTCGAGCGCGGCAACGGCAGGGTTGATTTTGCCGAGCAGTGCTTGCAGACCTTCTGCTTGAACGCCGGTGGCAGCGGCCGCCTTTTTCGCCGCGTCGGCTTGCTTGTCAGTTGAACCAACCAGCGCATCTGATTCAGCCTTCAGGCGACGAGCAAGCGCCGCCAAACTGCTGGCAGAAGAACCGGAAGCATCCATTGCCGCCGTATTGGTCTCCATGCTGGTGGTCAGGCGCTGGTAGTACTCGCTCGACTCTAGCGAGGCTTTGGCCATCGCCAAAAGGCGACTTTTCGCCTCCTCTGATGACTCTCCCAACTTCACTTCAGCGGTACTGAGCTCAGTAGTCGCCGCCGTAGTGGTTTTCAGCCCCTGCGTGGCTTCCGCAAGCGAACGCCCCACAGTCGCCATCAGTTGAGCGGTGGCGTCCTGCTTGGCATTCAGAAGCTGCAGCTCTTTCACGATCTGCTTGGTGTCACCTGCCATGCTGGCAAGGGCTTGCTCCCACGCTGAACCAGTTCGCTTTGCTGCCTCCTCCGCGTCTTTGCCCGCATCGACCAATTTATCCAGGTCGGTTGCAGCCTTGACCGCATCGCCCGAGTCAACCTCGATGCCTAACTGCGCGATAGTGCCCGACATGAGTGCTCCATTACTTTGATTCGCTCATGACGAGCAGGGCCTCGACCTCCATAGCCTGAAGGTCTGGGAAGATCTCTCTGAGTTGTTTTCTGGATGTACCGACAAAGTCGGAGACGTCTCGAAGAGCCGTGTAATCAAGGCCGGTAGCCCCGCCCATGCCCGTGCGCCACTGAGTGGACATGGCGTTGAAGAGCACGAAGGCCGGCCAGTTTTCGGCCAACACTTCGCACTCTTCCTCGGGGATGTCAGAGATGGATAAGCCGAACGCCGCCAGATCCGCCTCAGACGGACCAGGCTCGTACATCAGGCGGGCGACCTTCGTCAGTTTCCCAGTCGGGCCGCCGAGAAGGCCTTTTGGTAGGCATCGACAATCGCATCACCGGCGCCGGCCGAGGTTTCCACCAGGGCGCGAATCGATTCAGGGCTCAGCTTGTCTTCAAAGCCCCAGCCGGTGACCAGTTGAGTCACCTGCTCGACCTGCCGCTCGACGTGAGAGTCGGTGATCTCGATCAGAGTGAGGTCGTCACCCTTGGCCTTGAAACGCTCCTGGTCTTCCTTCGCGCTCTCCTGCCAGCCAGCGAAAAGCTTCGCAAGCTCCTTGCGATCGCGGTACTTGAATTCAAACGGCACCTTGATCGTGGTGCCGCCGACGCGAGGAATATCGACGTCGGCTTTGAAGGTAGGGTTTTGAGCAATCTTGAACTTGGCCATGAGTTACACCACCGCCGCATAACGGGTCGGACGGCCGGTCAACGCGACGCTGATAACCCGGGCCATCAGGTTGTTGCGCGACATGGTCGGAGTCGAAGTGATCGACACGTAGCCGTTGTAAACGATGCTGCTGCCACCCGGTAGGTTCAGGCGCAGAACGCGCGGCTGCTTGTCATCGTCCGCGGCTTCGCAGACATCGACATAGGGCTTGGAAGGATCGTCGGCGACCGTGATGGAAAGCGTGATCGGGTTCTTGGTGGTCGGCATCTGCCGATCATCATCGTCAGCCAGGAAGCCGTAAGTGAGGAACTGCTGATCGCCACCGGTGGAGTTCAGTTCGGTGATCTGCGAGATCTCGGTGAATGAGGTCACTTCGCGTGCAGAGCCGACGCCGGAGCCTGCCGGATATTGCTGAACGTTAGTGGTGTTCACACCGCCCAGTGCGAAGGTGCCGCTGGCGATGTCCGCAACCCGAACGGCGCGACCGTCGAGGCGGGTCCAGCCGGAATTAACCGCGATGATGTCGCCTTCGGCCAGGCCGTGCGCTGCGGCCGTGGCCACCGCCGGGTTGGCGTTACTCAGCGAGGTAAATGGAATTGCTGTGCCGTAGGCAGAAGCAATCTCAAAGGTTGCGCCGTTGGGCATTTGAATGCCGGCCATGGGATATTCCTCTTTTCAGACATGAAAAAACCCGCTCAACGGCGGGTTCCGGGTTTGCCCAGTGGGCGGATTAAGTTGTGGTATCAGCGCGGTACTGAAAGGACACCGGCACTATGAAATTTGTGTCGCCGGGAATGCCCGGCCCCTGATCAATCGGAGTCAACGTCACAACGGTGATTGCCCCTTTCGTGTTCCGCTCATGCAGCGGGAAAAGCGCGGCGATCTGATCAGCCAGCGCTCCAGCTGCGCCGCGATACTTGCCCGAGGGCGTCACGATGCTGACCTGAAATACTCCGGTGAAAAGCCTGTGGTCACCGCCGAGTGTGTTGCTCGCGGTGTCGGCCGGTAGCGTGAAAGCCCTCAGGTAAGTGGCGTCGTCGCCGGGAGTAAAGGCCTCGTTCTCGACCACGACCTTCAGCGGAGTCGGCAACGCTTTTGCCCAGGCAATCAGCTTGGCTTCGTAGATCGAAGCAATGACGTTGTGGCTCATACCTGATTGTTCCTGATGGCCTCAAGCACGATCTGCTGGAAGCGGGCCACAGTGATGCGAACCATGCCGCCCGGCGCCTGGGTGGAATGCCCGAACTCCAGCGGAATCGCGTAACCAAGGCTGTTGGTGATGTAGCAGGTATCCCCTGCTTTGAACTCAATGGCACCGGCAACGATTCGCGTCGTAGATTTGGCCCCGCTCGGATCGACTTCTTCCGTCGTCGTAGTGTCCGCCGCGCCGATGCTGAACATCCAGTTTCCGCGAAACCGACCTCCGACGTAGCCCTTGCCAGCCACCAAGCCATTCACATTGAAGTTCTGGTCACGCTCAGCCTTGGTCAGCGGCTTGGCGTATTTCACACCGCTGCGGAGCTTGCCGGCCTTCGTGAAGTTCGACTCATCGAGATTGATGATCGTGTTGCGAATGTTGACCTTGAAGTCGTAATCGTCTGCCACCCGGGTGTTCGCTTCGCGATGAACGACGTTTGCAGCCCAGATTTCTGGATTGCCCACTGGAGACATGCGGATGACGCTGTTGCCAAGTTCGATGATGATCTCGCGAAGACTGGCGTCGATGGCTTCTGTGGCTTTGGCTGCGAATTCGGCGAGGCTCAGGGCGAAGCTGCCGGACTGTCCGGCGCCTGCGCGACTCACGACCGCACCTGCAGTTCGTAGAGGATTGGTGTGCCGGCCGGGTTTATCTCTTTCAAGGGCGGGACAATTGACCAGGTGCGCCCGTTGACGATCACCTTGTTCAGCAAATCGGGAGCCCACTCCAGCCCCTGCGCGGCGATCTTCAGTTTCTTGTCGCCCTGCTTGATGAGGCTGTTGTTTTGGAATTCCTGACCAGTAAAGTCGAGCAAGATGCCTTGGGCGGTCTGCTCTTTCGTGCTGTCGGGTGGTGCGGTACCGGTTTCCGGGTCGTACTCGCCGACGGTTGTTGCGCGGATAGTCACGGGCTGGCCGAACTCTTTGATCATCTCCAGGGCCATCACGGCCAATTCTTCGTAGAATGCCATTTGGTGACCCTATAAGGACATTTGATGAACAACGGCGAAAAAGCATTGTTTTTGATTGAGGCCGAACAACGCCTAAACAATGCGTTAGCAAACTTCGATTGCATCGACAAAGACCCAGCGAGAATCGCCCTCGAAGAAGCAATTCGCACCGTATTGAGTGGAACGTGTGCAGAAAAATTTACCGAGGAACTGATATCCCGATTAACCCGCCACTGTGTTCCGCTCTGCTCAAACGACTTTGCCACTTTCACTGACCTGGTATCAGCTAGCAGCGACAAAGATTTATCCAATGTTTATATGCATTATCAAACAGAGGAATTTGTAAAATTTTGATTTAGGCGCGCACCGCGAACAACCCACGCCGCTGTAAGTAGTCAGCAAACTGGGTCGCGCTTGGTCGATCAGGTGCAGCCGGCAACAGTCGGCCACTGGTGTTCGGGATCGTCGCGTACTCGCGAGTTACCGCGCCTTCGACACGCTCTAGCGTCACAGCGCCTTTGCGCTTGTCGATGGGGTCTATGTCGTCAGAGTGGATCTCTGCAGCCAGCGCCATCTGCCCGTACTGGATTCTCGCAGGCAGGTAGTTGTCGGGCTTGATTTCGTAATCCAACTCGACTCCGCGGCGTGGCCAGGACAACGCCTGATCGCTGTTACTCTTGCGCCCTTTCCAAGTCATGCCATCCATTGCCAGTGCGGAACGGCGCAGCAACGCTTCCTGTGCAGGCACTTCAGCAGGAATGATCACGCCGAACTTCACGGCGTACATGGTCAGATCCTCGGCGGAGGCGTAGCTTTCGGCGTCAGGCTTGCTGGTACCGTCCTCGATGATGAGAGTCATGAATCAGCTCGCTGTAATGTTCTAGATCGGGCACCACGCTGTTGGGCACCCGGATGATTACGCCTTCGGCAGCTCAGAAACCGCTTTTTCTAGCGATTCTACCGAAGCATTCGCCCGATACTGCACATTGGCGGCGTCGAGTTGCGCCTTGAGGCTTGCGATCTTCTCGACATTGTCGATCGGCTCCGCTGCCGCCTTGAGACGTTCGACTTCAGCGCGGAGCAATTCAACCTCGCCCGCCAAACCGTCGCGTTCGCCCTCGATGGTGACGACGCCTTCATGAATGGCCTTCAATGCATCGAACAAGCGGATCGGCAGTTCGCCGGCGCCAGGGTTTTCCAGCTCCGATTGCCCCTCAGCGGCTTCAATCAGTCGCTGGATGCCGTCCCGTTCGGCGCGGAGTGTGGCGTTGTCCTGTTCCAGACTGGCAACGGTGTCAGCAACATCTGAATCAACCGGATGGCTGATCAAAGGCTTCAACACAGAAACTTCGACGCCCTGCGCCTCATAAGCATCGACCACCTTCGGCCAGTCGCCAATCACAACTGCATGAGTCACGCCCGCTTCAGGCCGATCAAAGTGCGATGGATTGCGGTAACGCTTTTCCGGATCGAAATCCGAGTTCTGAGTGGAGTAAACCAGTTCCATAAAAGTCTCCGTAGCGGCCATTGCTGGCCGCTGTCAGGGCCAGTATCAGCCGCCGGCTGGTGGCGTAGTGGTCAGAGTGATCAGCACACCAGCAGTCACCTTGTTGCTGTTGGAATGCTTGACCCAGTTCGCAGCCGAACCCACAGCGGCAAGCGTAGGGTTCGCGCCGCCCGCGGTTTCCTTCCAGCTGTAGCCGAGAACATCGATGTTGACGGTGCCTTCTGCGCGATAGCCGATACCCAGGTTCTCTTCGTCGTTCACCGCATACGAACGGAAGCCCGGCGCCTGCGACTCAGTGATCACCACAGCGTTTGGCAGCAGGCCGAAGATCACATCTGCGGGAGCTGTGTCGGTAACCAGCACCGGCTTGCCGAGAGTGCCTGGCAAGCCGCCGTAAATGACGACGCCCGCCTCTTCGTAGACCTTGTTTGCAATCGCCTCGTCGACAATGTCGAAGTAAGCACTGGAGTGCATGACCCACAGCGCGATACGGCCGAACTTGTCACCGAACTTGCGCATGCCGCGGGTCAGTGTCTTCTTGCCGTCGGTTTCAATGTTGGCCGAAACCACCATGTCAGCGTTGGAGCTGATCGAGGCGCGCAGTGCAGCAGTGGCGTACTGGATGAAACCTTCCAGAGTGGCGTCGGCAACGTCGGCGCCGATGATCTGCGAGAACTCGTCGACCGGTCGGCCGCGGCGCTTGAACGCTTCTTCGGTGGTCTGGTACGGGCCGTACTTCCACGGTGCCTTGACGCCAACGGCTTCGCCCGCGCCGATCTTCTTCGCGGTCACCTTACCGGTGGAGTTGACGTCGCGATGCTCCAGCGAGCCGCCGATCTTGTAGAACGAGCGCTTGCGGAAGTCGCCTTCGATCAGCTCGTTGTCGAGCACGATCGCGCCGTTGGACGATGCGTTGAACACATCGAGGTTGTCCTGGACACGCTCCAGGTATGCGGTTTGCGCCTCATCGTTGTAGATGATCAGGTCGCTGTTAACGGTCGTTGCCATGGGTGAAATCCCCTTACTTGGGCAATTGCAGGTATGCGGTTTGGCCGTGCTTGCGCTGGTAGTCGCGCTTTTGCTCGGCAGTCATTTCGGAGCGCTTGAATGCAGCCTGGCCGCCACCCCCGCCCGGGGCTTGTGTTCCTGAGGCCCTTGGCCACAGATGAGGTGCGCTTTCGCGCAGTGATTCCGCCCATTCGAGCGGAGTCAGAGGGGTCTTGCCGTCTTTGCCAAGGATGACTTGGCCGGATTCATCAACGGCGACCGCTTCACCCTCTTCGTTCAGCGAGAACACGCCTTTGGCGCGCAGAATGATGTCGTCGGTTGCTTCCGCCAGTGCGCCGGCTTTCAGTGCAGCACCGCGCACCGAATCGCCCAAGACTTTGCCCTGAAACTTGGCAGCGAATGCTTCGGCCTTCTCGGCCCGCGCGGTGACGGTCTTCAACTGCTTGTCGTAGTCGCCACGCAGACGTTCGGTGCGTCGGTTGAACACCTCGTCGACCTTGCCCTCTGTCAGTAGCTTGGTTTCTTCGTCTTGGCCTGCCCGACTGAGCAGGCCTTTGACGGCGTCGATGTCGATGCCTTCGAACTGCGTCTCGAACTGAGTGAGCTTGCCGGTGGTGTCTTTCAGTTTGCCCAGCAGCTCGGTGTTCTTGGTTTTCAGGCCAGAAACGGAAGCTTCTACGGCAGTCGCGATAGCGGCCTTAATTGCCGGATTATCCAGGTCGATTTCGTTTTCTTCTGCCACGTTGATGCACCCCTTGGGTATGTGTTGCCCGCTTTGCAGGCATAAAAAAACCCGCCGGAGCGGGTTTGATTTTTAGTTATCAAAAGCATTTAACTGGTGAGCGCCATCTTCCGTAGAAAATCTTCGATCATTTTGTCGCTGACCATTTCCATGTAAGCAATCTTTGTACTCAACGAAATAAAGGCGCCATGTGAAGTCACCTCTCTCCTAGCAGCAAGATGTGCACTTTCCAAACACGACTCCATCACTGCAGCTCTGTTTGGATCTTGTTCAAGAAAGGGTTCCATGCGGTCCGCGAAATTCCGCCAAGCAAGCCGCAGAGCTTCCTCTGCTCTACCTGCGTTTGCGTTGACATATGAAACGAAATACTTAGGATCACTACAGTCAGGAGAAAGTAAGTGGCATTCGGCGCAGAGTAGAAAGAAGTTCCTAGCACTCTCATCCCCCTCCAAAGAGTGGGGAACGATATGTGCAGTTTCTTGGTAACCCGTACGGCCGCAACACCAGCACAGTCGTACATCATCACAATCATCCAAAACCAATTCGGCGACAGCGCCTGAGAAACCGTACTCGTCCAGCCAATCACTATTGTCTTGCCAAGCTTTACGAACCGAGTTTCTTAAAACTGTTTTGCGCTTAGGAGAAAGCCCCATCGCTTGGATTCCATGTGAGCAGCTCGATTCTCATCATCTCAAACCCGCACGCTCAAACGCCAGCGGCTCAAGCGCTTTCATTTCCGCCAGCGTCAGCGGCGCAAAATTGCGATCAAGCTGCAGCTCTGTGAAGCGCTCGACGGTCAAGCCTCCTCCTCGGAACAGCTTTGCCCGTACCGGGCCGATGGCAACGTCCTGGAACGAAGCTGGCTGCTGCTGAAGCCAGTGGTAATAGTCGAGGCTCGCACTGACCTGCCCTGCGCCACTTGCACCAACCGAAGCTCGGGTAGCACCCTTAGCGAACATATCGCTGAGCTTGGTCAGAAGGACGAACGTGGTCCGGCAATTCGGATGAAACGGCGGGCGGGGGCCAGAGTCGACCGGAAACCGTCGTTTATCCATCGACCGACACTGCTGGCTGGTCTTGCTGTCAAGCGTGGCGACCATCTCAACCTCGGACACGATGTCCGTGTTGGCCTTGGCCACTTCCATGCGCGCCTGAGACGATACATGCTGGATCGCGGTGTGCACGACCGTGCTGGCATTGCGGTTGGTGGTGGCGAGAATGCCGTCCTTGTAGCCGGCCGACTTCGTGCCGCGGATGTTGCGGATGATCTGGAAGTTCGTTTGCCCTTCAAAGAAGCCCTGCCGGATCGTGCCGTTGACGCGCTCGCGCTCGGCACTGGTCCAACCCTGGATGAACGACTTCAGCAGCTTGCCGCCGCCGGTGCCGCGCACACTGAGGGGATTCGTCAGTACCGCAATCCTGATCGCAGCTGCCGTCGGCACGACAACATCCAAAGCGACGCCAATCGGCGCCAACCTGGCCAAGCTCGACGCTTCAAACTCAGCCTCGTAGTTGGCGATGTCGATCAGGTCGAGATTCAGTTTCGCGCGGTACCGGTCGAAGATACCCAGCAGCAGACTGTCGACCTCTTTCAGCAGCGCCTCCAGCCGCTTCACGTTGTACTCGGTCAGATCCGATTGAGTGAGCCTGTCGCGAATAGAGCGGTCGATCTCCTTCAGGAAGGGGGCGAACTTGCCGACCTCCCCTGCCTTCAGCTTTTCGAGGAAGACCGCGTGCCGAATCGTGGCGTCAAGGATTGCTTGGTTTGCCACCATCTACTTTGTCCTCGTCATCCAGACCCAAGCCGTCGCCCTGCTCATCCAGCTCACCGTCGATTTGCTGGTCTGTGCGCTCGGGCGCGATCAGGCCCAACTTACGCAGATAGGCTCGAAGATCTGCTTTGGCGAAACCGCCGTTCTGCCAGAGGCCAACCAGTGCGGTGATCATCTGTGGATCAGCCGTCAGCTCCACGAACTCCTGATTGATCTGGTACGCAACCTTCGCGTCGTCGACGCCCATGTAGGTGCAGCACCACATGATCGCCCGGGTATAGGCCTCGCTGACGTTGGCCACGCAGCCGGCGAGCACTGACGTTGATGCGGACTGATCGCCGCGTGCTTCGGTCGCCGTCTTGGACGAGAGAGAGGCCACGACCATCCGCGCGCCGAGCTCGATCATCATCTGGTTCTTGTCGGCCATGGCCTCCTTCACCAGCGTGTTCGGCAGTGGCTGCGCATAACCGAAGGCGCCACCTGTTGGCAGCATCATCGGGGCGCGAGAGCCGACGTAAACGCCCGTTTTCTCCATCCAGTCGCGCCACTGTTCGTCCAGACCGGAAATCCATGGCTGTGCCTGGCCGCACCAGAAGACGCTGTCTTCATAGTCGGCGCTGTTCCGATAATGGCCCAGGTTGATCATGGCGATATCGTAGAGCGGTGACTCGTCAATGCTCGGGTCATTGTTCTGTGCGCCTACGAAGGTGAACGGGATCTCCTTCAGGCGGCCGGCGGCGCCGGTGGGTTTGAATTCCTGCACAACGGCCAGCGGCCCGCCGCCTTTCGGCCCGGATCGGCGCCAAACGCGGCAGACAAAGCCATCATCCTCGAGGGCCAGTTCCCGGTATTGCTCTACCACCTTGAAGCCGAAACCGTCTTCGATTTCCGGCGATTCGCGCAGCACCACCAGGGTCAGCACGCAGTGTCCGTTCACCATGCCCGTACGCCAGTTGATGATGTCTTCAGCGCAGTACGACAGGATCACCGAGTGCCCACCGGCGCCGGCGTCTTGGTGATAGTCGACGTACAGACCATGCCGTCCAGCCTCGAGCACCTTTTCCAGCGTGCCTTGCGAATGCTGGTAGATGCTCACGCCGGAACCGTTGGCGTTGTCCTGCAAGTACTCCATCTTCTTGGTGACCGTCAACGTCGGGTCTTTGTGAAATGCCAAACCGAGCAAGCCATTGCGCGTGTGACCGGTGGCGTTCTTGAAAACCGCCCGTTCGCGATAGGCCTTGTTTCGGTCTACGTTCTCCGGCGACTTGTCGTGAGCGTTGATGTACGGCAGTCGGTCAACAACCCTGTGCTGACCAGCGCAAACGTCGCGCACGGTTGCCCAGCGATCCAGCACTTCGATGTAGTCCGCCCGCTTGAAGGAGACGTCGTTGCTCATCGGGCGTATCCCATTTTGATAGCGGTGACCGGTTTGATAATCGGGTACTCGCGGTGAATGAAGTAACCGCCGCCGTCGTTGGCGTGGTCGTTTCCTTGGCTCTTGTCCGGCTCGCCGTTCGGCGCCCAGATCTGTTGCTCAAGGCCGTCGGCATAAGTCGGACACGTAAACGGATTGACCAGGTAACGGCGCTCGCCCTGCGCGTTGCAGAACATGGCGTTCATGGCGTTGATTCGGTCCTTCACCGGTGGGTTGGCCGCCGGCGCGATGACCGTGAAGCCTGCCTGCTTCAGCATGGCGATATCGGTGAGGCTGGCATTGACCGACTTGCGCGAATCGCCGGAGGCGTCCGGGTAGATCCGAATCTCGCAGGTCTTTCTGAAGTCGTTGCCGGTGTGTTCCCAGTAGCGTTCCTTGATCCGGCGGATCATGTCTGGCGTGTCGTAGCCATCCATCAACTCGTCCACGGCGCGCGGCAGGCCCTGATCACGTTTTACGTGGGTGATTGCTGCCATCTTGCCGACGTTGAAGTCCATGCCGATGAACAGCGGCTCCCCGGGCTGGACCGTGTCGAAGCACTGGTTCAGCTTGCGATCGTAGGCGTGATAGATCGATCCGGATGTCAGGTTGACGAACTGGCCATTTAGGTACGCTCGGATCAGTTGCTCGGGGTACGACTCCATCAGCGATGCAATGTAATCGTCCGGCAGGTTCAGCTCGTTGTCGAAGGTGCTGGCCTGGATCAGGCCATACATCTCCTTCAGCGCCGGCTTGTCGCGCAACTGCTTCACGAACTGGAGGAAGACGAACTTGAAGCCTTCCGGCGTCGTGGTCACGTCTACGCCGTTTTTCAGCCCGGGCAGGTTGTAACGCATCCGAGCAATGATCTTGCGCCAGGCCTGCTGCGCCTTGATCGACGTCAGCACATCCAGTTCATCGACCAGAGCGTGACCGATCTTGAAGCCGACGATGGTTTGCGGCTTCTCCATCGACCGGCAAATCACAGTGCCGCGATACTGCCGGCCGCTGTAGATGTGAACCTCATGGTTCGCCTGATTGATCTTGGTCTTTAGGCCCCAGTCGTAGGCCACCTCCTCCATCGTGGGATAGAAGATGTCTCGGATCTGCGGGTAAGTCGGTGCGAAGTAGCCAGCGTTGACGCCGGGCCACTCCATGAAATGCTTGCTCAGTGCTGAGCATCCGACCCAGGTCTTTCCGGAGCCGAATCCAGCAACGAATGCGCGAAATTTGTGGGGCAACAGGAGGAACTGCGACTGCGGAACGTTAAGGCTCGGCATTCGTCTTCCTCGCATCCACTACGTCGACCTGAATGCGCGTCGGGATCGCCGGCTCATCGTCGGGCTCGTCCTTCCGAGTGCGATTGACGTAGACGTCGCCGACTTCCTTCGCCGCCTGCTCGAGGATCTGCATGGCTAGACCGATGTTCTTCATCGTCTCAGCCTTCTCAACGAACCGGTTCATGGCGCGAAGGCGGAACGCTCGGTTGGCGATCGGGATATCTGCCGTCTCCTCGCGGAAGCGCTGGCGGGTGTCCCTGAATAGGGTTTGCCACTTCACCGCCAGCCCCTTGCTGCATGCCTTAGTCGGGTCGTGGCTTTCTACTTGTTGGCGTGTCAGAACCACACCGAATTCGTTCTTGACGGCCTCGGCCACCTGAGACGGTGTGTCAAAGCACGCCAAAGCCTGAACGATGAAGCTCTTCACCTCATTTTTCAGGGCTGCCATAAATTCTTTATCCGTCTAGGGCCTGTCTAGAATCAGGCCGACTTGAGCAGACAGGTTCCGCAGGCCCTCGAAATGTTCAATTTCCCCACCTCGGCAGGATTGTTTGCAGCGTCCACCAGCTCTTGCACTTGAGGGCTCGCCCCATAGCGACGCACCACACCGACGAACTCTTCAACGTCGTGTCCGCGCATCTCAAGCTTGGGCAATCCTTCTTGGGTGAACTTGGGTGCGCCGTACTGATCGGTCGCCTGAGCGATGTGGTACAGCTCATGCTCCACCAGTGCGCAGAAGTCAGCGTCGGAGCAGTCGGCGCAGTAATCGGCAGCCAGGGTGATGATGTAGGCCGGCACATCGCCGAACCAATCGCGCATCTGCTGTTCCATCCGAGCCTTCTGCCAGCCACCAGCGCGGAACGCTATCTGTTCGGCTTGACCGACCACTGTGCGCCCCATCTTCGTGAAGGCGGCAGACGCCCACATGACTCTCACGTCCGCATCGATCAGATGGGCGTGGTCTTCGTTGTGGATGCTTCCGGTGTCGGCAAGGATCTCGGTTTGAAGCCACTCCCACACCTCGGGTGCAGGGGCCAAGCGGATACCGAAGTCGGATAGATCTGACAGCTTAAGCAATGACGCTGGAGGATAAGGCCTGACCATGAGTCACCTTGAGCTTGAAATAGTGGCGCGTTGCCGGTATTGGTAAGAATCAACTCACCAGCAAGGAAGTGGACATGGCAGATACGAAATCAAACGCTCTCAGCGCCTCCGGTTATTACAGCGCAAATACTGAAGGCAAGAGAATTCTCGCAGTATCCGCAGCGCTCGAATTGATTGCAGCCAGAGCCAGCAACTCAACCCCATTCAACTTAGAGCCGGAATTCAACAACCTTTCCAAATATGCAGACCAGATACAGGAAGCGATCAACAAAAAGTGATTCGTCCGTGCCGCACTCACCTGCGGCACACCTACCCAGCCCCGCGTATGGATAGGTGCGCTACAGCCAACACTACAACCAATCGAGAGTTACAAAAAATGCAGGAAAGCAACCAGCAGATTGATCTGCAACGCCTTACCAACCTCATTGCAAACTTTTTTGCGGCCAAGATTGTACTCAGCCAGCTAAGCCGCGCCGCAGCTGCGGAAGAGGAAACGGCAACCAAAACTTTCGCTTCCGCCCACGCCTTTCTGTCACAGAACGGGTTCATCCCAGATGAGGCATTCCTAAAGCCGTTACCTGAGGGGAAAGATCAATATCTAGTCCGGATTATCGGCCAAGACGGGTGCATGCCCTACAGCGACAAAGAGCGCTGTTTTACCGTTCCTGGCTCAACGATCCAATTTGTACTGAGCAACTTTTATCCGACTTGGTTTCACAACTTGAAACGGGTATGACACGTAGGTTCGGCCAGTCATAAATCCCAATGTCGCGACACAATTTTCTGATTCGCGGAACGTGTCGCGACTTACTTGGATCGACGCTCAATCCCGCCCGGCGCCTTTTCACAGCGCAGGCAGTGCTCACAGTTCAGCGTTCGGCACAGCCAGGCTTTCACCCGCTGCCACCATATGACCATGAAGATGTGACGCATGCCGGCCAGGGCCAATGAGACGTGCAGCGTGATCCCGGCGGTGGTTGGGCCCATCATGAAAATGCTCTGCTCTCGGCTCATGACCACGAAACCACTGATGGCGATCGCCGAATAGATCAGCTTGCCGATGACACCGTCCCGCACTCGACCGCTCAGAACACACCAGGTCGCCCACAAGGCAATCAAGCCGCAGGCGATGGAGTTGATCAGTTCAAGATTCATGGTGGATTGCCTCCCCCGAACCGATGGCGAATGAGCGCCCACAGATCAGCGGCTTTGATGGCTCGGTTGATGGCTGCGAGCAGCGATCCGCCGAAGGTTCCGAGCAGGAAGCCAATGCCCGCGACAATCTTCGGCTCGGTCACGCCAAGGTAGGTGCTGACCATGCTCGTCAGGTACAGCGAGCAGGCAATCCCTGTGATCAGGAAGATCAGCCAGGCGCGCCAGTCCGCCAGATCGTCTTTGTGCCACCAGCTTGCGACGACAGCGCCGACCAGTCCTGCGATCAGCAATTCAAACCTGTCGATCTTGTCGAGCAGGCGCTGCAATAACTCCATGCGCTCGACTCCAAAATAGGCATGTTGATTGAAATGGAAATTCGAAATTGTCGGATGCAAGCACGATCATTAGGATAAGGGCACGATTGCCCCAGACATTTCAGAGAACGTTGCAAATGTGGCTTACAGAAACCTGGACTTGGATTACCGCTCACTCAGAAGTAAACACGATAGCGGCTAGCGCGAGCGCTATATCTGCTATCGCGGGCCTGATGTCGGCAATGGCAGCGTTCCGTGCGATTAAAAGAAACGACAAAAATCACGCCATATCTCTCGCGAATATAGAGAAGGCGAGAATTCAGGAAGAGGAAATAGCTACTGCAAGGAGAGAGAACGAGAGACTTCTGAAACATGCCGTGACGACAATGGAACGAGCTTACCTTGCACTTCGAGGCCCTTCCTCGCAGGTTCTATTTCCACCACAAAGTCGATTGAACTGGTTAACAGCTGCTCGTCTTATTGAGGAGTACCGGTTGACGAAAAGCGACATTGGAGATCCCAACCTTTACCGAGAGTGCGAGAGCCATGAGGAACATTGGCGGCATCAGATCTACCTTCTTCTCCAACCGCTTGCGGTCCAGCATCCTGACTACTTCCGGTCAGGATCATCGTCCGAGATGATCCAATGCGTTTCCGCTGTCATAGTCCATTCTTTCGCAGACTGGCCAGCGGGAAAAATAGATCCTCTTTCAAAATATCCATCTACCTCCGAGGCTCTGGAGAAGTTCGGTGTAAACCCCAACTGGTTCAACCTTGTGCAAAACCTTCGCGACTTTTAGTCACAAGGAAACCGGAACTTGGGCGGGTTATGTGAGTCATACGAGCTAGGCGGAGACTACTTCGCCCCGCCGTTATTGCGATCCGTCTGGGCGTCCTGATCAGAGCCTGGGTTTCCCGGCGGGGGATTCCAATCTTCTGGTCGTTCGTCAGTGCCCTCCTTCGGCTCAGATTCAGCCTGCTCTAAGCCCGATTCATGCCCTTCACCAGCGTGAGGCGCTTGCTCGCTTGGTCCTGGATATGGCGCTTCAGGGCCGTTGTTGTCTTCGATCATGATTCTCTCCCGTCAGACGCGCAGGGTCTGCGCTTACTACTACTGAGAGAAGTTTCGAAAACACGGAGTGCAATTTCCTCGACGAGCGGCCACAAAAAAACCCCGCACGTTGGCGAGGCTTTGAAGTGGTCGTGCGCTGGATGTAAGTTGCGCAGTGTGGGAAAAGTACATCAAATTCCCCACCATAGCAACACCTTTATGCCGCATCCTCCGAGTTTTCTGTGTGAATAACCTGCCAAACAGGCTGCTGCGCCTGAATATCCACTTCCTCGATGGCGTTTCTCAGGAAATTCCAAATATCGATCCAGTCCCGATCCCAATGCTTGGGCTGGATAGCTATCCCGTACAGCTTCATCATGGCGTCAGACACCCGAGCCGGGCCCCACGCATCACCGCCGTTCGCCTCGGCCTTGTAGGACTGCAGGGCGCAGGTGATCAGGCAGTGCACCTTAGCTGCCTTAGCATCGGTGAGCGCACCGAAGTCGGTATCCGACCAGATCAGCTTTTCGGCATTCAGCATGTGCACGACGGTCATGCACGGGTGGTAGAGGTAGTGCCCCAACTGCTGCACCTGGAACGGCAAGGACTCGATCGCCTTCTGGACCTTCCCCATGGTCACCAGGTGGGCGGCGCGATGTGTCGACCGACCAATCGGCGTGCGGCGCGTCTCGGCGATGTGGATCTTCTGGCGTACAACCATGATGCGCTCTTCCTTGTCGTCTCCCTGGGCAGCGAAGATGATCTCGCGCAGTGCTGCCTTTTCTTTCCTTACTACGGTTGCGGACTTGGCCCGATCAGCCGCCGCAGTGCTGATTGAGGCGTTCGATTCGTGCTGCGCATCAGTCCACGCTTGACGTGCGTTGATCAATTTCATGCTGCCTGCCCCTTCTTCAGTTCTCGGGTCTTGGCCCGGTATTCGGCCTTGATGGTTTTGATTTCTTCGACAGTGTGTTTGCAGACCGGGTGCGGCCCTTCCAGCCAATCGACCTTTTCCGGGCCGATCAGCTGCATAAGCGAAAGCCGGTAATTCACCAAATTGCCGGACAGATGCGTGTTGCATGGTGCGCATTGCTTCCACACGTTGAGCGGTTCGAATCGCAGCTCGGGGTTCGCTCCCACAGAGCGATAGTGCCCAGCGTGGTATTGGCCTTCGTGGTGACGACCGCAACTCACGCAAGGGCGATCGGCATCACGCGAGCGGATCCACTCGTTGAACGCTGCTTGGGCTTCGCGCATGTGTTCCGCCCTGCTCTTCAGCTTCTCCTTGCGTACCTGGATATCTCGGCGGTCGCGCTGGGCGATGGCCTTGCGGGCTTTGTCATGATTCTTCGGCGCATCGATCAAGGCGCATGCCGGGCTGCAAACCGCCTGCCCCATCCGCGATGGGACGAATGTGGTCCTACAAGTAGCAACGCGGCATTTCTTCGGTTTTGGCTGCTTCCTTGCGATCGTCATGCAGCCTCCTGGCTCAGCAGATCATCGAAGTACACGCCCTGCTGTGTGAAGCGCGCGGCGATCCGGTCGGTGTAGGCAATGCCCTGGGCGCGATTGAACAAACTGGTGACCGGGAAACCGTCCGGGCCAAACAGCTTGCAGCCTCCCATCATGGCCAACTTCGTCTCGTACGGAAGGTGGCGCATGACTCGGTACCACTCCGTCTGAAACCCGGCATCCTCGTTCAACAGGATCTGCACGCCGATATGCAACTTGCAGTACCGGCGAGCGTCGGCCTCATCGCCGATCTGGGTCATCTCGGCAATCCGCTTGTACATCGCGAACCACAGCCGGTTTTGATCCAGCGTGCGGTCTTTACCCGGGCGCAGCGACACAACGACGAACTTCTTGTCGCGGAACATAGCGCTGAGTTTGGTTATGGCCTCGGAGAGCTTGGCCTGGCAGTTGACGCTGATCTTGTCGGTCATGGCTGCACCGCTTTGCTCATGGCGGCATCGATGGATGCGATGGCCGCTTGGCGTCTTGGGTGCTTGAAGGAAACCTCATTGTTTTCATCCAGCAGCCCACGCACCTCGGCTTCGTGAAGAATGAATTCGCGGGCCTCCAGCGCAGCCTTGCGCAGCGCTTCATTCTCGGCCAACAGCTCCAGCGCCACCTCCTCCACCGTCTTCTCCCCGAGGAACTCGCCGAGCGCTTCAGCGTTCTGCTTCCACTCCCCGCAGTCAGCCTTCCAAGAGGCGACTTCACTCCACAGCAGCTTCTGGAGCTTCTGTTTATCGATGCTCATTGAGCCGCACTCCTTGCTTTCAATTGTTCAGCCTGTTGAATCAGCAGCGCCCGGCGATCCGCCAGCTCGTTGGCTGCCAGAATTCGCAGTTCTGTTTTTTCCTCGGCCGATGCTTGGCGCATGGCGAGCATCGAATCCTTCACCGCGGCGAGCTTCTCGCGCAGTTTTGGCGAAGGTCGAGTTACATCACCGGTGAGCAGCGCAACGACGGCCCGGCCGTCTTCGGTAACTGGCGCGACACTCAAGTCGGCCAGGTACAACTGCCCCCGCTCATGTGGGATCCGTTGCATCTGCACGGCCTTGGTGATCGCCTGAGTGCGGCGATTGGCGTCGAATCCAACCGACACATGCCAATTGACGTTTTTGTTGTCCTCCCGAGCCTGCCCTACCAAACGCTCATAAGCGCTGTTGAACGCCATGCGCGCACCGACCTTGTCGCCGGCGTCGAGGACAGGTTTCGCAGCTGCCAGCGCAAGCTGAATTTCGTCGGTCAGCACCACGGTTTCAAATTCATCGTTGGTGGTCATGGCGATCGCCCATGCTTCGTCTTTGGCCGGGCGACCGTCAGCGGCCTGCACGCGCTGGAGAATGTCAGCCATGGCCAGCTTGCCCTTCACCTCGAAACGGCAGGCCTTCAGCGCGGCTTTCACGGTGGGCACTGAGTAAGCGCAGAGGTCTTCCGCCATCATCGCCGCGGTGCCTGGGTTCATTTCCTGACCCATGGCCTCGGCGGTGGCGCAGATCGCTGCAGCTAGCCCGGCAACCTGTTGGTCATTCATTTCAAAGGTACTCATTGCGCTCCCCTGCTTGGCGCTTGGCCAAGACCATTTGCGCGGCCTGCTCGGCGGCGGAGACGTTCGCTTCGGTCCGTTCCATCTGGCGTGCTGTCGTGCCGTTGATGCGCTGACCGGTCACCCACTGGGTGTGGTAGCTCTCGGCGTTGGCCAGCAGTTCGTTGAGGCTGTGGCACTTGCGCAGCACTGCGGCATCGGCGGTTTTCAGGAAGTGTGCAGCGACGTGGTGGGCGACATCGGAGCCGAGGCGGTCGACCAGTTGACCGAGCTGGCCACCAACCTTGGCGTTCCATACCGGCCAGGCGCTGTAGCGCTTGCGGTAGGCCATGGCGTAGTTCGCCCAGACCTTGAAGGTTTTGCAGGACTGGTCTTTTGGGCCAGGCATGTCAGCGGGAATCTCAACCCGTGGCGCATCGGTGCGATCAACCACTAGCACCAGGTTGCGGGCCGGCTTGTCCGGGCTGCCCTGCAAGTCCTGATTGGTATCCTGATTGGTACCCTGATGATTGGTATCCTGATTTGTCGGAGATTTTTCCGACCCTTGTTCGGATTTTTCTCCGACCTTGCTCGGATTTTTTTCCGAGGTAGATCGGATTTTTTTCCGACCATCGTTCTTCGGTGGGGTCGGATATTTTTCCGACCCGTCGAGCTTCTGGTTCCACTCAATCGCCTTCTCAGTCAGGCGAAAAAGAGTGATGTTCGCGGTGCTGGAAAGCTCAATCAAGCCGGCTTCTTCCAGGGCCTTGAGCATGCGGTACGCCGTGTCTGGCTTGTCAGTGAGCAGCGGCAGCTCCTCAATGATCTTGGCCTTGCTCAGCGCGAAGAAGATCCCGTCCTCAGTCTTGATTGGCTTGGTCCAGCTCGGGCAGCCGTAAACGAAGGCGAACAGCAGGGCCTGCTGAGAGTTCAGCCCCCACTCCAAGGCCTTAACCTGATTGATGGTTACGGTGAACTGCATGTCAGGTGTTCCTGACGCTAGGAGCAAAGAAATATATGCGCGACACGTTTTTCGAATTCTGAAAACGTGTCGCGACACTGGCCGGGGTATTGATCGTTTGGATTGCTTGGTGCATGATTTGCTCCACAAAGCGTTTTAAGAGAGCCAGGCCACGAACCTGGCTTTTTTTTGCCTGCGGTTTATGCGCGGGCTTTGTGCAACTCGATTACTGCGCCGACAGCCTCAAGGCTCGCCGACATGTATTTGGCGTGCAGAGCGCGAATTTTCTTTGCTTCGCACTCATCAATCTCACCGTCTTCCAAGGCAGAAGCCACCATCTGATCAAGCGCACCGCGCTGTGCAGATGCAGCTAGCGAGCGCTGATACAGGTCGACGTTGTCCAACTCCCCCGCTTCCGGGATCTTCACGAACACGCCGCCATACATGCCGCAGATGTAGTCGGGCAGATGCTCGGTCTTCGTCTCGCTTTCCAGCACGAAGATTTCGGCATCACTCAACGGCTTGCAGCCTGCTGTCTCGTAGATCTGGTTTTCCAGGCGCTTGTCCTTGATTCCAAGACGCGCAGCTGCGCAATCCAATCCGCCAGGGAAAGCGTTGGACACGGCAGCCATTACTTGGCGGCGGGTCTCTAGCACGGGGGTTTTCATGTCCTAGTTTTTCCTTGGTTCAGTTGCGATCAGAATGACGTCAATGGATCAGTGGAAAGGAATGTCAGGCGGCGGTTCTTTGAACCGGGAGCTGGCACGGAAATGGACGAACCTCCTCCGCTGTCAGCCTTCCGTCCTCATGCTCAATGACCAGAATTTCCCTGGCTGCCTTCAAGGCTTTCGAAATGGCTGGAGCGCTGACGCCAAGGCCCTTGGCGACAGCGGACTGACCAATTCGCTCAACCAGTTCTGGCAGTGGCGTCTTTTTCATGTCGTTGCCTCAGCAAACTTTGTCAAACCCAATATTAACCGCCGGTTAGTTTTCTAGCAATACCGGCGGTTGCCGCAATAAAATTAACCAACGGTTAAATTTCACGGATGAGCAGAAAGAAAGAGCTGTCCCCAGAACTGAAAGCTGAGTGCGACGCCGCGAAGGCGCTTTTCGTATCGAAAAAGAACGCGCTCGGATTGACTCAGGCGAGCCTTGCGGCGGAGGCTGATATATCGGCCGCTGCAGTAGCGATGTACCTGAATGGAACGAACCCTCTGAACGCCAAGTTCGCGTCGGTTCTAGCGCGTTTACTTGGCGTTCCAGTCGAGCGCTTCAGTAAGCGACTTGCGCGCGAGATCAGCGGGCTGACAAGTGTCGCCGAAGCGCCATTGGCTTCGACGCTTTCTGCCGCTGATATGGTCCGCCAGATGCTCGATAAGCAGGGCAAAGGGTTGACTGACACGGCCAGACAAAGATTGATGGCAGCCGCTGAAGCAGATGATGCCGGCGGCACCATCGAGCTTGACTACTACCGGCCAGGGGTTGTGGGTGATGAGGTATGGATTGCGCACTACGACGTCCGCGCAGCCATGGGCGGCGGCCAGATCCCGCATGACTATCCAGAGATGCTGCAGGATGTCCGAGTAAGTCCTCAGCATCTGCGCGAGATGGGTGTCGAGTTCAAAGAGCATTTCCATCTGAAAATGGTGACCGGTTGGGGTCAGTCGATGGCGCCCACTATCAAGCATCGCGACCCGCTGCTCGTGGACGTTAGCATTCGGGAGTTCGTAGGCGATGGAATCTACATGTTTTCGTGGGAAGGTCATCTATACATCAAGCGGCTGCAGTGGATAGGGGATGAACAGATTAAGATGATTTCTGACAATGATCGTCACTCACCACAAACGATTAGATCGGAAGAAACTTTCATCCAGGCGCGCGTGCTGCTGGTGTGGAATGCCAATTTGCTTTGATACAACCAAGAAAATCTGAATACTCAGCAACAGCCAAATTCAAACGAGAAACAACAAGGATGTCGAATGGACCATATAGATAATACAAAAAAAGATGATGGTCCTTCTCTATTGCCTGATGGGCTTTCGAAAAAAGAATTAGGCATCGTCGACAATAAGAGTATCGTCATAAACTCTATTGCGGGAATTCACATCGAAAGATTTAGGGCATTTTTTAATGAGGAAATAAGCCTCGGCTCGCATGTAACAGTGTTCTCAGGACGAAATGGAACAATGAAAACCTCTCTAATGGGTCTAATTGCACATCCATTTACAAGCCAAGCGAAAGACGGATTCGATAACACGCTCAAGACTACACTCAAGGAAGTTTTCAAGCTATCTCCTAAGCATGACCAAGAGGACTATGACTACAGCCTAATACTGGAGCTTGGGAAAGGTAAATATCTCAGAGAACCAGTCAGAATCTACTGGGTCGGCGATAAAACAAATCGACATCGCGTGGTTGTTTCAGGATCAGAGAAAGGGGACGGAAACCTAACTTATAACACTTCTTTTTTAAATCTTAAGCGGCTCTATCCGCTCGTGGATGCGAACGCCAAACTTGACGTCTCAAATGAGTTCGCGTTATCTCAAAAGGAGGAGAAAGAGCTAAAAAATTTTTATGAGACAGTTTTTCCCAGCTCTGAATATTCCCAATTTACTGGAGTATACAAGGACAGGTATAAAACGACGTACGCACCGAGCGGAGACAGCGCAAAGCATGACTGGCTGACAATCTCTTCGGGAGAGGACAACCTCGGAGCGATTTTCAATAGATTAATCGGCTTTCAACGTGCTTATGCAAAAAATAAGATTGGTAATGGCGTCCTTTGTATAGATGAGTTTGAAGCCAGCTTACATCCAGTAGCCCAGATTAGGCTTTTTAACTATCTCTATCGCTGGGCTGGTGAGTATAAGGTACAGGTTGTGATCTCAACTCACTCTCTTGGCCTTATATCAGACATATATGCCAGCCACGCTCAGAACATTGAAGCCAATCGCATATGCATGAATTTCATCAGCAAATCATTATCGGTTAAAGGGCGCTTACCGATTCTCAGAAACCCCCCTTTCTCACTTGCTTACAAAGAACTGACGATGGAGGATCCGCAGCAAGCTGCAGAAGCTCGAAAAATTAAAGTATTTTGCGAAGATGATATAGCCGTACATTTCGCAAAAAAGCTAATTGGATCGCAGAAGATCTTACGCGCAGTTGAATTCAAATCATCATTAAACCCCACATCTCCGACACCAGGGATGAGCTACACTGAGTTAAAGCCACTGGCAAACACATGCGCAAGATTTCCTGCTCTGCTAGAGGGATGTCTTGTATTGTTGGATCCTGATGTGCCAGAGGAATTTTTAAAGAAGATCAAGGACAAAAATATATATCTTCTTTTACCGGATCCAGCAAATCTCGCCATAGAAAGAAGAATTATTTCATGGATTGTAGGGCTAGATAATGGTGACCCCTTCTTCAAAAAATTCGGAGAAAGGGACAGATTCCTAGACCAATTCAAACAAAAAGGCTTGGAATCTTTAAATCCAGACGCTATAATTGACGAGAAAGTTGTAAGCATCGCATCTTGCAAAAATTGGGCGTTAAGCAACTTGTCGCGGTTTAAGATTTATGTAACTTATTACACTAAATCATGCGACGGAAAAACTGAGTTCCAGGAAAGCTTCTTAGCGGCTATTAACAAGATAAATACTTCCTCTGGACTTCCTGAGATAGAGTTTTAGTATCTAGAGGGTCGAAATGTATTCAAACAAGCTTTATTCTCCTCTACGGTACCCCGGCGGAAAGGCTCGATTTGCGCCTTTCATCGCCGAGGTTATGCGGGCTAATGGCTTGGCGGACGGACACTATTTCGAACCGTTTGCTGGCGGAGCCGGAGTCGCCCTTGAGCTTCTTTTCGACGGACATGCTTCGCATATTCATGTAAATGATCTTGACCCAGCCGTATTTGCTTTCTGGTCAGCCGCAATTACCGATCCGGATGGATTACTAAAGCTGCTCAGGGACACACCAATCACTATGGAGCAATGGCATCACTGGCGCTCCGTGATGCTTGCCCAGGACCCTGGTCTCTCCCTTGCCGAGAGGGGTTTTGCTACGCTTTTTGTGAACCGTACAAACCGATCCGGTATTCTCAAGGGCGGAGTCATCGGGGGAAAGGCGCAGACTGGCGCCTACAAACTCGATGCCCGATTCAGCAAGGAGATGATTGCAGCCAGGCTTGAACGAATCGCGCTGAATTCAGAACGGATTTCGGTTTATTGTGAGGACGCCTTTCTTTTGCTCAGTCGCGCAGCAGAGTTTCTGCCAGAGCAAGCACTGATTTACCTTGACCCGCCGTACTACGTTAAAGGGCGCGGCCTGTACCGAAACTTCTATAAGCACGATGATCATTTGCAAATTGCTGAATTGCTGCAATCGACCAGCTTTGAAAGGCCGTGGGTAGTCTCTTACGATAGCGCACCAGAAATTTGCGAGATGTACAGCCAGAACGAGGCTCTAACTTATGGACTGCACTATACCGCCCAGGCACGATATGTGGGCGATGAGGTAATGTTCTTCAAAGAAGGCATTTCTGTGCCTGATGCGAAAATTCCAAGAGCTACTGTGGCAGCATGACTCCAAGCCCGGTTTATCGCCGGGCTTCTTGTTGCTGCCCCCCCGATCTGATCCGTAGCCCGCCGTTGAGCGGGCTTTTTTGTGCCTCTCAGAAAGGCGCCATTCCCATTTCTACCTCTTCCTCGTTCTCGGTAGGATGCTCATCGCCACCTGAAAGCTCCCACCTTATCGTCACCGACTCATCGTCATTGAAAGTCATCTCGATGGCGTCAGTTTCAGAAATTAACCCCATCACCTCCTCCCACTCCCTCTCCCCATCCGTGTCCAGCCGATGGATCGTCACCCATCGCTGAATCTGCGCGACCGGGTGATTGACCATCGAAGACACCCTGAGCGATAGCCGCTCAAGACCTGACATAGCGCCTCTCTCAGGTTGATTTTGTTTTGTTGCCATCGCCATCTACTTCGCTCCCGATAGCTGTACGTCCATACAGTTAAAACCAAAGGATAACCAACTCCTCTGACAAATAAATTAACCGCCGGTATTGACCAAGAAGAAACCGCCGGTTAACTTACAGCCATCGCAGCGACGCACACCCACTGCGAAGGGCCTCAAGAGACCCGCCGCTCTTTCACAATTTGGAATCTTCGCGGATCGATCCCCGGAAACGGGCATAGCGCGAAACACAAACTTCGATCTCCATGCAGGCTCTGGAACCTGCCGGACTCCCCATATGGGAGGACGCCAAACCATGCAAGCCAGCCGGCGAATAACACCGAGCACGAAATGTGTGACGCCGGCCAGGTGGGGAAACCGCGGCGCCAAGCATGGAATGGAAAACAGACTTCACTGGCTGGCCTTGGCGACAGGGCCAGACGGGAAATCACCTGAGACCGATAGCGCTTCCCGAAACGCTCAGCTAGAAAAATTGAATTAGCCAGTTGCCCGCTCGGTCAAGAATTATGAACGCAGTAAATCTGACGAGGTGACAGCAATGACTATCCAAGCAGAGACACTCGTACAACTGACCGAAGCGCTCCAAGAGCGAGGCATGAATCTGGTTTCAGATGTGCACTTCACTCGCGCTCCATACCGATACAACCATCGCTGGATCTGCATCGTAGAGTAACCATGCTCATTGCCGGCGGCTCGGACTAAGACTCCACCGCCGGCCCCACTGCCCCGCTACTCCGTTTTCCCTTCCTTATCCTCCGACACCACCCGAATGCACTCACCTCCGCGCCCAACGGCAACCAGCGGAGCGGATGAGTGCACCCGAGTTTTGTTGGATCAACACCTCGCCACTCTGGAGACGACCATGTCAGCTCTACGCAAGCCCATCCCGGAAGACGACTTTCTCGACACGGAGGCAGGTCAGGAATGGTTGACCGAGTCGGTCGACGATCTGCTTTATCGGCGCCACGTGGAAGCGCCAAATCCGGTGGGCCGAAGCAAGGTCCTAGTCAACGCTGACCACTTGCCGGAAGCGCTGGCGGATCACATGGCCGCGAACCCAGATCCTGATCGGTATATCGAGAAGATTTTGATCGAGCTGATCTGTCGCGGGGATGGCGGCGTACTGCACAAGTGGGCCATCGAAGCCGTCGGCGGTGATCCGCAGATCGTTCGGTCGCTCGCCAACGACCTGGTCGCGGTGCACGCCAACGAATACCGAGACGCCAAGCGCGAAAGCGATCGCGTAGAGCGGGAGTGTGGGTTTTGAGCCCTCACATCCTGATCGACCAAGCCCTTGATGGTGTGTCGGTGCCCGCCGGCGAAGAAGACATCAGCTTGCTGGTACAGGGACTGATCACCCGCCTCTTCACTGACGGCGCGATCACCACTGACGAGTTCAACCACTACTGCAAACGCCTGCGTGACACCTGTCAGCGGCGCAAGGAGGACGCATGAGTACGGCACCGGTTAAATCGATCATCGACGAGCAGCTCGATGACATCGAACACAAGATCGCCCTGCTCGGCTTTGGCCTTCCCTTCAACGAGGTGATCGGCCGCAAGCGCGAGGATCTGGTCGCCAATCTGCCGCAGCGCCTGGCACCTTCCATGAAGGGCAAGCGGATTGCAGTGAGAGTTCGGCCGTGACCGCTCGCCAATGGGCGCGCCGCCTGATCATCTGGCGTGGCGCGTTCTCCTCCCTCGGCGTTTTCACCTTCCTGATGCTGCTCAGCGCACTCGCCGACCGCATCACTCAATAAACTAATCTTTCAAAGCTGCGCACATGCGCGGCGGGAGATCGTCATGCCTGCACTAAACCTCGCCCTCTGGGAAGAGGTCGAAAAGACCGATCCCAAGTTCACCAAGGAGTACACCGGTCTCGGCGGCTTCACGGGTACTGCAGTGAATGCCCAGTATCTGGCTAAACGCGCTACTGAGCAGTTCGGCCCATGCGGTACCGGCTGGGGTTACGACGTCATCGAGGAACGCTTCGATATCGGCGGCCCACTTTTGAACAAAGAAGGTTCGGTGCTGGCACATGCCCAGGTGCACACCCTCAAGGTCGCGCTTTGGTACTTGGGCGGCGACGGTGAGCGCAAGACAATTACGCACTACGGGCACACACCTTTCATCACTCAGAACAAATTCGGGAGCATCAGCACTGACTTCGATGCCCCAAAGAAATCCCTCACTGATGCGATCGGCAAGTGCCTGAGCCAGCTCGGCTTCTCCGCCGACGTTCGCCTGGGTCTTTACGACGACATTCACTACGTCAACGAGCGCTTGGGTGAAGCCGAAATCGAGCGCGCTGAGGACAAGATCGAAGCGAAGGAGCGTCTGGCAGCTGAATACCGCGAATGGCTGGCTGAAACACTCCACTTGATCGGTACCGCGCAATCACTCAACGAGTTGGAGCAGCTCTACAAATCGGCGATGCGCAAAATGGCACTGCGCCAGAACGATCCAGAACGCGAAGCCCACAAACTCAAATTCACCCGCGCCAAGGACGCCCGCAAAGCGGACCTTGAGGACGCTATTGAGGGTGCAGCATGACTGATCTCTACAAGCTGAATCGGCAGATGGTCGAACTCGCGGCACTGGCTGACACTGACGACGAAGGGCTGCGCCAAGCCATCCAAGACACCATGGACGGCATAAAAGGTGAGTTCGATGTAAAAGCCGACAGCGTCGTCATGCTGCGCCGGAACATCGAAGGTGATATTGACGCAATCGACAAGGAAGTCGACCGCCTCAACGAACTCAAACGCATCAAGAAAAACACCGTGGGCCAGCTCAGCGATTACCTGCGCCGGAATATGGAGGCCGCAGACATCAAGTCGATCAAGCGACCACTGTTCACTATCACACTGGCGCTCTCGCCCGAGAAGGTCATCGTCGACAACGAGCAAGCAGTGCCTGACGAGTTCGTCACGTTGAAGAGCGTGATCACTCCAGACAAGAAAACTATAGCCGTGAAGCTCAAGGAGATCCGCGAGCATAACGATGCGGTGCGCAAACGCATCGATGCAGGCGAAGACGCGGAGCATGAACTGCTGCCGGAACCGGCCTGGGCTCACCTCGAACGCGGCGAAAGCTCGATCCGGATCAAGTGAGGACAGCATGATTAGCAATCACCGCAACCTCGTCGAGCAACACCGGCCGCACGCCGAGGCGATATCGGACAAGATCGCGCAGTACCTGGCCGCTGGCGGGCGGATCGACCAACTGAAAAGTCCGCCGCGCAATCCTCTGCCGCCGCCCCGCTCTAAAAAAATAGACCCTGAAACGGTACTGAAACGGCGCCCGAAGCCGATATCGGCAGCCGACCGTAAGGCTCTGCGCAAAATGGCGGACTCGCTATGAAGTCGAAACGCAAGCCCAACAACGGTTTCGCCCGGGCTGAACGCAGCTGTCGGGCCCTGCTGCGCACCAACCACGTCGCGGTGGTGAACATCGATCCCAGCGGCAGCCAGATCATGGCGAACTGGAAGAGCTGCCGGCAGATCCGCAGTCTGGCGATCGCCAACGCAATCTTCGATTTCTCCTACCGCTGGACGATCTACATCGGCGCCATGTGTCGCGACGAGCGCGGCGCCGAGTACATCAAGTCGGTGGAGATATCGCCGGAGGGCATCTACAAGGTCGAGCGTCTGACCGATGCGATCGAGCATTACTACCTGGAGCTGCGCAAAAGCGCGAACCCGGCCCATTTGATCGCATCAGGCTGGATCGCCATCCCCGACGAAATTTCGATGGACGAAGCCGAAGCCGCGAAGCTGTTCTACGCCGCCGGCGCCTGGCATCAGGTGAAGGTAGCTGCGTGAGACGTTCTAGACCCCAACAGCGCAAGCGACAGACCTGGCTGGACTTACCGGCCAGCGGAATTGAAGAGGTAGGCCATGGCCAAGAGCAACGCGCAATTGCAGAAGGACAAGCGAGCCAAGGAGAAGGCGCTGCTCGATCGGATCGGCGCCGAGAAGCGATCGCTGATTGTTTCGAAAGCGCTCGATGATGCGCTTCAGGTGCTGGGCGAGCGCCACGGCTTCGAGGAATGGCAGGAGACGGTGTCGACCTTCCTAATCAACCTTGCAACCGCGCCGGCCGAAGAATCCGCACGCTTCGTCACCATGTCGCGACCTGAATTCGTAATCACCGAAAATCAGTCGCGACAGATTGAAGAGTTCGCTAAGACTGGCGTTTAACGCTGAAATAGGATGTTCTGTTGAGCTTATTTGCTTTTACCAAAGGCATATCCAAGAGCCAAAGTTATGATCGGAATAAATATCGACCAAACCGACTTAATATTTTCCAAATAGTTGAAATTTTTCTCTGCAACCACAAGTGCGAAAAATAGCAAACTTAGAACCGAAGCGATAAAAAAGCTCCAGGTGATAGTCATCCAAACGATTGAGTTCTTCGCGTTCTCGCCAGTACCAATAGTCTCGGTAATACGACCACTTGAATTACTCCGAGGCTGGGGAGCCTTGTGGCCAATAGGCCCTGATGAAGTTTGATTATTTAATGGCTCAGTCATTTATCTTCGGCCCCAGCAAAAACGTATAGCGGAACTCTCTCAGCATCTGTTCTGAATTTATCGTATTTACCCAAAACGTCATTTGGACATCGCGCCCATTCGAGCTAGCGATGGCTACCGGCTCAATACGCCCGTCGCCTATAGTCGCAAAATTAAATAACGACATAACTACAGAATTACCCACTACGGCAGTCGAGTATCTAACTCCAGCGCCATCCTGAATAAATGATATTTCTACAGGCATTCCATCAAAGACAATTGTCAGCTTACTGCCAACCACATGCACAAGTCCTGAAGCAACGACTTCATAACCATTTACAAAAGATTTAACGTCCAAATTATAGCGCTCCGTAGCGAACCAAAAGTAACTCTATCGTAATTGTAATCCTCAAGGTATCCCTATGCCCATCACTTACGGAAGCGTGTGCAGCGGCATCGAAGCCGCGACACAGGCTTGGCACCCGCTGGGCATGCGCGCCGCTTGGTTCGCCGAGATCGAAGCGTTCCCCAGCGCGGTGCTGGCCCACCACTACCCGAACACGCCGAACCTCGGCGACATGACAAAACTCGGGGCCCAGGTGCTGGCCGGCAAGATCGCCGCACCGGACGTCCTCGTCGGCGGAACACCATGCCAAGCCTTCAGCGTGGCCGGGATGCGCGAAGGACTCACCGACCCGCGCGGCGCCCTCACCATCAAATACGTGGAGCTCGCAGATGCAGTTGACTATGTTCGCGCCGGCCAGCGAAAGCCCGCCTGCGTTATCGTCTGGGAAAACGTCCCCGGTGTCCTCAGCGACAAAGGCAACGCCTTCGGATGCTTTCTTGGCGCGCTTGCTGGGGAAGACTGCGAACTGCAGCCTTCAGGGAAGAAATGGCCGGACGCTGGTTGTGTGTATGGACCCAAAAGAACAATCGCGTGGAGGATCCTGGACGCCCAATATTTCGGCCTGGCCCAACGACGCCGCCGTGTGTTCGTTGTCGCAAGTGCTCGAGACGGATTCGATCCCTCCGAGGTACTTTTTGAGCGAGAAGGCGTGCGCCGGGATACTGCGCCGCGCCGAGGCGAGGGGCAAGACGTTACCGGATCAGCTCCTTTCGGCCCTGCGCTCCAGTGCGGATGCGGATACACCTTCGACGAGTCATTAGGGCAATACGGTTGCCCGAGCTGCGAAGGCGACGAAGGGCCGGCGGTTGGCGTGTTCTGCGGTGTGCCGGCGTTCGGCGGCCACAGCCTTGGCGGATCTGTCGAACGGTCAGCAACGCTCACCGCGAAGGACACCCGGCTCGACATGGAAAGCGAGACGTTCTTCGTGGCGCCAACCCTCGCCGGCGGCGCACGTAAGTCTGGGGGCTACTCGCTCGCCGATATCCCGAACACCGCGCCAGCACTGCGCGCTCAAGCACAGAGCAGTCACCGAGCTGACTCCGAAGCATTCATCGTGGCCGGCACACTCAATGCCAACGGCAAGGCGGCCGGCAGCGCAACTCAGCAAGACGCAGAATCCGGGCTGCTGGTTGTGCATGGCACGCAAGACCCGGATGTGCGCTTCGAGCGGGCCCATACCTTGGGCCGTAACAACGGGATGGAAAACGCCGTACTCGCCTTCTCCTGCAAGGATCACGGCGCAGACGTTGGCGATGTCGCGCCAACACTGCGCGCAATGAACCACTCCGGAAGCCATGCCAATGCCGGCGGCCAAGTCGCTGTGTGCATCACTGGCGATGTTACTCATACGCTGAAAGCCGACGGCTTCGACGGCAGCGAAGACGGTACCGGGCGAGGCCGGCCGATCGTCGCGGCGCTTTCTCCTACCCTCAGGTCCGGAAACATGCGCAACAACAGCAATCCAGTCACTGAGGCTGAAATGCTCGTTGGTGGCTCGAAGGTTCGACGCCTAATCCCGCGTGAGTGCGAACGCCTTCAAGGAATGATCGACAACTACACGCTGATCCCATGGCGCGGCAAGCCCGCCAGCGAATGTCCTGACGGGCCGCGCTACAAGGCGATCGGCAACAGCAAGGCCGTACCATGTGTTCGCTGGATCGGGCGGCGGATACTGCGGCAGATTCAGCCGTAAATGGCTGTTGATGTCGTGATTTTTGGAACTGGGTCAGTAACTCGATTCACAGCCAGCCACTGTCGTGTCTTCTGCACATCGAACTTCTGGCCTTTGTTTTTCATCGTCACGAACAAAGTGTCAGCAACGCGATAACGCCCACAGCCATCCGCGCAGTTTCTTTCGTGGAAGTCGCCAATAGGCTGAACAGTTTCGGCATCCGCACCGCAAATTAAGCAAGTCATTTTGCATCCTCCTTGTGAATGACCATTCAACTGTAGCTGATCCCTCATCACTCTCCACCGCCCGGGCATGCCCCGGCATAGGACGCCCCATGCCCACAGAAAACAAAACGGCCGAGCCGCTGAAGGTTGAGCGCTCGACTGTGACGAAGCTAGTCATCACCGGCGCGCCGCGACTCGACCCGATCACCGTGTTCCTCGAGGACTTCGGTCGCCGCGACTGCCCTACTGAATCCGACCCGAGCTATCAAACCGCCCAGGGCAAGATCACGATCAACTGCTGGGACAACAGCTGGAACGCGTACTGGGGCGGCATGGGCCCGCGCACCGTCGCAGAGTTTGTCGCCGACTGCGACTGGCATTACATCCTCAACTGCCTGGATCGCGGGATCAGCCCCACAGTTTTCAGCGGTAACGCCCTTCACGCTCTGGCCAAGAAGTGCATCGTTCAGCGCCGCCGGCAACAGACAGGGCGCCATGAGTGGGAGCTGGGCGAGCTGAGTAAAGACGAAGCCCGAAAGCTTTGGCGCGACATCGACGAGCTGCGCGGCATAGAGAGCGCTAACGAGTGCTGGCATCAAAGCAGGTTACTGACAGAACTGTTCGGTGATGAATGGCATTACCCGCTCGACGGCAAGGCGGTCGAAGAGAACCACAAATTCACGTACCTGCGCCGCGTTGTTGAAGCGGTGCAGCAGGCGCTGCGCCAAGAACTAATCATCAACAAGGAGGCTGTATGACACACACCAATGAAGCACTGGCACGCAAAGTCGAACAACTCGAAGCATTCCGCGCCGAGGTTCAGGCGATCTGCGAAAGCGGAAAGCACCGGACGATGCATACCCAATCGCAGATGTGCGGGTTTCTGGATGGGATTCGGTTCAAGGCGATGAAGGCGCAGATTGATCGTCACGACGAGGCTGGCAATGCCGCCGTTCTCGCACTGGAGGCCAGGGCGCGCGCCATCTACGAAGGCTGGTCTGCGCAAACCGGTTTTGTGCTCTGGGTAGAGGGTGGCAACTCTGCCATGCAGGACGAAGCTCGGGCGCAGGCTCGGCGGGCGATGGAGCCTGCATGATGACCAACATACAACAGTCGAAAGACGATCTGGATGCTGTGCTGCACTGGCGTAACAAGCATGCGATCGCGATCAAAGAGCGTGACGCCCTGCAGCAGCGCCTGATCGCAGCGGATCAGCGGATTGATGAGCTGACCGCGCAGCAGGCCGAAAGCCGGATGATCACTCTGTCGGGCTGCGAGTTCAGCGAACACGACCTTCTCCATACAGCCGTCTGCATGGTGACCGGCACCAGCCGGCGCGGCACGCAGCGCTGGGTAGCGATGAAGTACGCTTTCTGTTGCGGATCTGGCGTTGCGCACGCGCTCTGCCGGCGGTTCGGGTTCGACCCCGACGAAACGGTGAAGCCGTGAAGCGCTTCATCCGCCGCAAGTTCGAAGCCTGGCTGATCCTGCTGGCAGCGAAGATCCTGATGGGCCGCAACGTTCATCGATCCCCGGTCGTTTCCCGCCGAGACAACAACGACATGTGGGCCATGGCCGAAAAGCTCGAAGCGATCGCCAAGCGCATCAGCAAAAAATACCCGTAACTCCCTCCCCCTTCAAAGTCAGCCGCTATAGCGGCAAGGACGAAGTCATGTCTGAAGAAAAGAAACAAACAGGGCCGGACCACTTTCGCTACGTCGACCACATCGGCCCGGAAGGCGTAACTATTGTCTGCCGAAAATACGTTGTGATCCGAGAAAGCGAGCACTGCTACTGGATCGTTCCTGAAGGCTCGGAAGGCTGGGCTCGGGGGAGGCAGACGGCTACAGGCAAGACCTTCAAGGATGCAAAGCGGGTATCGAAGGATTCGTGGCGGCGATTCGCGTACCCAAATAGAGAAAAAGCGCTCTCCTCCTACAAAGCGCGCAAGCGGCACTAGCTTGGGCACGCTGAACTCGCCCTTGAGCGTGCGAAAACTGCTCTTGCCGACATCAAGGACATTGAGGCGATCAACGACGAGCATCTGTGCTCGGGTGGCGACTACATCAAACAGCTCAACTGGACGGACTGCTGATGACTATTTCACTCCAACCGAAAGAACGGCCGATCCTGTTCTCGGCGCCGATGGTGCGTGCCATTCTGGATGGCCGGAAGACAGTCACGCGGCGGCCGGTCAAGGGTGGGCAGATTCCCACTGAAGACACCACAATTGCTGCCGGCGAGCGTCATCGCTGGATGGCCACTGCTCAGCGCCACCCGCGCTACGGTTTCGGCGTGTTCGGAGCAACCGAAGCGGAGTGCGCCAAGGAGCTGGAAGAATTCGCGCCTTGCCCATACGGGCGTCGCGGCGAACGACTGTGGGTGCGCGAGGCATGGGCAGCTGATGCCCAGGTCGATGCAGTGGCACCGCGAGATCTGAGCCAAGGCGAACCGATCTGGTACCCAGCAGATGGGGCCGTCAGGCAAACCGGATGCGCAATGCTCACGACAGGGAAAGGCCGTCCAAGCATCCACATGCCGCGCTGGGCCAGCCGCATCCTGCTGGAGATCACCGACGTCCGCGTCGAGCGGTTGCAGGGCATCAGCGAGGGCCAAGCCCAAGCAGAAGGAATAGTCGGAGTGGCGTTTCGCCCGGATGACGGCTGGCCAATCTGCACAGGTTATATGGTCGGGCCTGATGACGGCAAAGCAGGGCTCGAAACCACAGCAGCCAAAGCCTTTGCAGGTTTGTGGAAATCAACCGGCGGCGACTGGGACGCCAACCCATGGGTCTGGGTCGTCGAGTTCAAAAGGGTGACGCCATGATCTTCGCCCCGCTCTACATGGCCTACCTCATCTACAAGGGGCCGTGGCGATGAACGAACAAAACACCAAAGAGTTTTATTCTCCTGAGCAGGCCTCTCAGCATGCCGCCGACTGGTGCAAGCGCAACCCAGCATGGCGCCGGATCTGTGATATCCCCGATTCCGATGCCCTTTATAAAACCTACGATGAGATTCCGAGACGCGAACGGGCCTACTGGGACGAGAACGGCGGCGAAGAATGTTGGCGAGAGGTTGGGATCGCGAAGTGTAAGGTCGCTACCGGTTTCATCTCTGGAAAAGGCGAGTTTTTCGATCATGTGCTCAAAGTGCCCCTGCATCACAACCTGATGATGGTGTTTCGTGTAGGCAGGCGCTGGAAACCATGAGCAGCATGGTCAGCGTCCGCACCGAGGAACTGGCCGGCCCGGCGCTGGACTGGGCAATCAACGCGATCGAGGGTGACCAGCGGCCCGCCGCCGGCCAGCTTGATCTCTTCGCCCTGCCCGACGCCGAGCAGCTGATCACGAAGTACGGCGTCTGGGTCGATGTTGGCCACCGGCATTCTTGGCTGGCAGACCTTACCAACGATCCGTTCAACCGGGTCACCGGCGCATCCCGGACCATCGCAGTGTTCCGCGCCGTGATCTTTGCCACGCGCGGCGCCACGGTCAAAGTCCCCGCCGAACTCATCCAGCAGTAACCCTCCCACAACTCAACAGCCTGCCGGTGTACGGCGGGCGAGGAATCCGTATGTCCGAAATTGAACGAGTCATCGAAGCCATGATGGAGCCAGCGCCCGCGGCCACCGAGGTCATCACGCTCGACCGAAACATTGTCGAGCGAGCGTTGACCTTGATGGAGAGCCACCCAGATGTCGCACAGGGCGGGCCTTCGCTTTGCAATGAAGTCTCCGTGTTTCGCCAAGCCTTGGCCGAACCCACCGTAAAACTCTGGGCGATCCACAGCGTTGGCCCTGGCGAAGAGTACCCGTGCCTAAACAAAGAAGACGCCGAGCGGCGCGCCAAGGAGTTGCGCGATCTCGGTGAGCGTATGAAGCAGGAGCGCATCGCGCGCGGTGAAAGCGTTGAGCTTTGGAATGACTGGGTGACGAACGTTATCCCTTCCCCGTGGGAGCCGGCCGAGCATTTCGAAATCATGGCTGAGGAATGGACGGATCACGCCGAGCAGCTTCACGAAGAGGTGATCAAGCTGACCGAAGAAAAAGGAAACCTGCGTAAGGCCCTCGCGGGAATGCTTTTCGCCTTCGACGACGGCGTCGGCCTCGACTGGTCCGCTGATCTGCTCGATTACGCGCGAAAGCTGTGCCCTGCCGAAGAATTTAAACCCTGAACCATCACCACCTTCTGCCGCCACGCGCGGCACGGAGCAATATCTTATGGAAACCGAAATCCTCTCTGACGAGGAGCTTGCCGAACTTACCGGCTACAAGGCCCGGGCCTACCAGCGGCGCTGGCTGGTTGATCGCCAATGGGTGTTCGTCGAAAGCCGAGGCAAGCGTCCACTTGTGGGTCGGATGTACGCCCGTATGAAGCTGGGCATGATCAGCCCCACGATTGCCGACCCAAACCCACCGCCTGCCGCACCGGTATGGACGCCCGACTTCTCGCGAGTGAACTGATATGCGCCCCCGCAAGGCCGAAACTCGAAATTTGCCTCCCCGGATGTATCAGTGGACCAGGACACGTAAGAGCGGAAAGGTCTGGATCTCCTACTACTATCTGGATCTCACCGGTAAGGCCATCCCGTTGGGCAAAGACTTGGACCTGGCAAGAGCCAAATGGGCAGAGCTTGAGGCGAAGGAAAAGCCGCTCGATTTGCGCACCATGAAGGGCATCTTTGACCGATATATACGCGATATCGTATCGAAGAAAGCGGCGCGGACGCAGAAGGACAATTTGGCGGAGATCAAGCAGCTTCGGCCGATGTTCGACAGCGCTCCTATCGACTCAATTACCCCAGCAACTATCGCGGGTTACCGCGACGCGCGAACCGCCAAGGTTCGGGCGAATCGAGAGATTGCCACCCTCTCTCACGTTTTCAATATTGCTCGGGAGTGGGGGCTGACAACCAAAGAAAATCCTTGCCAAGGCGTGCGCAAAAACAAGGAAACGCCGAGGGACTATTACGCAAATGATGTGATTTGGGATGCTGTTTACATGAAGGCAGCTCAAGAGCTGAAAGACGCGATGGACTTGGCCTATCTGACCGGGCAAAGGCCGGCAGATGTCCTGGTCATGAGGAAGGACGATGTCGAGGGAAATTACTTGGGTGTGCAGCAGAACAAGACACACAAAAAGCTGCGTATCCAGATGACTGACGGTGATCAACCGAACAGCCTGGGCCTGTTAATCGGGAAGATGGCCGAGCGCAATGCTCAGCACATTTGCAGCTATTTGATCGTGAGTGCACGCGGCAAGCGGATGACGGCGAAGATGCTTCGCGATCGGTGGGACGACGCCAGAGAAAGGGCCAAGAAAGAAGCTGAAGAAAAAGGCGACGTTCAGCTGGCGGAGAAAATCGGAGGCTTCCAATTCAGAGACATCAGGCCGAAGGCGGCGTCGGAAATCCTCGACATTGGTGATGCAAGCCTGCTGTTGGGGCACACCAAAGGGGACATCACCGAGCGCGTCTATCGACGAATCGGCGCCATTGCAAAGCCCTCGAAATAGCCCGAAAACCGTTACAAAATTCAAACCTAGCCCCTTGTAGAATGCGGGCTGTAGAGGTGTCGAAAAATAAAAGTATCGTAACGGAAATTGGCTACAAACCCCGGTTTCATTGGCTTTGAATATCGGTCTTGAAAACCGTCGACTGTAACAGGTCCATGAGTTCGAATCCCATCGCCTCCGCCATCTTATGTACGACAAAGCCCTGATTATTCAGGGCTTTGTCGTTTCTGGCGTCCTGAAAAATTTCTGCCGTGCCAGATGCGTTCCATAACTTTTGTGGATGCGCTCCATGACTCGCCTTGTTTTCCCCCTTCTATGGCGTCCTGCCGAACGTAAAACACTCTTCATGTAACACGGTGCTAGGAGTCTTTTTCTTGGAGTGCTCGCATATGGGATATACCGACGGCAATATGATCCGTCAGCACTACGGGACGTAGATCAATCAGGACGGACCCGGCGTGGTGGGCATGCTGCAAAGTAGGTATTCTGCAGAGCGCTGTAGTCACAGATCTTGCCGGACATGAAAAATCTGATGCCCTTCACATCATGGCACTTTTGATAATCGTCATAGGTGATCGTGTTGCCACTGGTGATCTGGGAGTCATAGGCGATCACGCCATCTTTATAGGCAATGGGCGTCATGCGCGGCCGCGCTAGGATTTTTGGTGTTCGAGTAAGTGCAAAGAGTTGAGCTGAACGGAAAGCGGGAATATCGGATTCTGAGATCGAATCCACCCTTTAGGCTTTCCCTATGCGCAATTTTCTCCGTGCAATCGTGTTTTTTACTCTCCTGCTGCTACCAGCCTCAACCCACCATGATGTTGGTCTGCACCTGTGCGTGCCCGTGCGGCAAGGAAACGACCAGGCAGTGGGGCAAGCCGGCAGACTTGGCAGCGTCGACGGCCTTTGCGATCGTGGTATCCAGTTCGATCAGTACTTTGTTGATGTCTTGACTCAATGGCAGTGCGTGGCGAAGGCGCGTTACGTTGGTCACGCTTCCCTCCAATCGGCGAGTTGGCTTTTTTGGGAAAATGCAGTACGCGAGTCGGGTATCATCGGCGCTCCTAGAATTTTCGAGAACGCAACGCTCATGCATGGACGCCTCTTGTTGGCCGCTCTGGTCATCTCCCCCTCTTTCGCTATCGCAGCCCCTTCTCCCTTCGCCTACGACGAAGCCCCTAGTGATGGCTTCATGTATGCCATGAGGTATCAGCAAGCGAAATTGGCTTGTAGCTCGCTTCCAGATGACCTTGAAGCGGACTATGCAAAGGCGATGCGATTGACCGCAGAAAACAGCTCCGAATTTGAGAAGACCTACACGAAAGGCCTGGCAGCAAACCCACGGTGGCGTAAACCTGCGACGGCCGAAGAGCAGGAGGCAGAGTGCAATCAAGCACAGGTGGCGCTTCGTGTGACGGTCAGACTTGCACGCCAGTGGTTTCCTGGCGGCTGGTAACCACTAGCAGCATTCGCAAAGTGCAATCTGACTAATTCGGCCTTCCGGCTAGGCAACTTAAAGTCAGTCAGCCGATCCGCGATGTTGCGGATCTTCTCCACCCCCAGGAAGCCAACCCAGCCGCTGGCGAAGGTGGCTATGCTCTGGGGTAGGCCGAATGTAGTGGTCACCAACACTCCAAGCTACAAGGTATAAGAAATACCAACCTGCACAGTCCGCGGCGCCCCCGGATAGGCGTAGACGTTACCGAATGCGCCCTCTTCATAGTCACGATCAAAGAGGTTTTTCACGTCAAGATTGAGCCGCACCTTGTCATTGATTTTGTAGAAGCTGAGCAGGTCGACAACGGTGTAGCTGCCCATCGAAAAAGCCGTGTTGGCGGTTTGTCCGGCGCGCTCGTCGACGTACTTGAGTCCGGTGCCCAAGCCCAGCCCTTTGAGGGTGCCGTCCTGGAACTCATACATATTCAGCAGGCTGAAGCTGTTTTTCGGGATGTTCATCAGTCGCGTGCCAGAGCGCAGTACGTTGTCTTTGGTCACTTCGGCATCGACATAGGCGTAGCCGCCAATCACGCGCCATTCGGGCGTCAGGTTGCCGGCAACGTTGACGTCGAAACCACGGCTGCGCACCTCACCGGCCGCAACGCTGAAGGTTGAATCAACAGGGTCGGTGGTCAACACGTTGCGCTTTTCGATCTGATAGACCGCCGCGTCGACACTCAACTGCTGATCCAGCGCTTCCCACTTGATCCCCATTTCGTAGGACTTGCCTTTCTCCGGCTCGAACCCACCGCCTTGGCGGCTGGCGCCGGTGTTCGGCTTGAAGGAGCGAGCGGTGTCAGCATAAACCGCCAATGTGTCGGTCAAGTCGTAGGTGACGCCGATGCGCGGTGTCACCGCATTGTCACTCGCCTGCCAACTCTTGGCGCCGGGCACGTAGGTTTCGTAGTCATGTTCGAAGCGTTCGAAACGCGCTCCGGCCAGCACTTTCAGTTTGTCGGTCAACGCCACCTGATCCTGCACGAACGCGGCATACGTCTTGAGGTTTTCCTTGTCGTGAGTCGGCGTGCGGGTGAGTGCCGGACGCGGCTGGCCGTACACCGGGTCGAAGATGTCGATCGGATACGCGCCGACGGCTCCGCTGGAGCGTTGAATGATCGACTTGTAGTCGTAATCCTCATACTCGATGCCAGTAAGCAAGGTGTGCTGCAAACCTGCGGTATCGAAATGCCCGGTCAGATTGAGCTGGGTATCCTTGTCGGTCCACTCCAGCTTGCGATAGTTGAAATTGCGCCCCAGGGTGCGACCGTCAGCAGCAATACCGTTGGCCTCGATGGCGTTGCCCTTGAGCGATCCGTCGAGCCACTGGAAACCGCCGCCCAGCGTCCAGTCGTCGTTGAGCATGTGCTCGAAACGCAGTTGCGCCATGTTGTTGTCGTTGTGCAGTTTGCCCGCGTCTTTTTCGCCAAAAAAACTGTCGCGCGAGGCGGTACCTGTCTGTTTCGCGTAGCGGGTAACGCCTCGATCCAGAGGCGCGTTGTTGCGCATGAAATCGCCTTCGAAAATCAGCTTGGTCGCGTCGGTTGCCTGCCAGGTGAGCACCGGCGCGATGCCGTAGCGCTCGGTTTCGACATGATCGCGAAAGGTGTCGCCGCCCTCGCCCACTACGTTCAGCCGATAGGCCAGACGCCCTTCCTCGTCGAGCGGGCCGGAAGCGTCCAGCGTGCCGCGCTTCATGCCTTGATCGTTGAGCTGGCTACCCAGGGTGACGGTGCGCTCGGGCAACGGCGTTTTGGACACCACGTTGAAGGTGCCGCCAGGATCACCCCGACCGTAAAGCATGGTGGCCGGGCCGCGCAGCACTTCGAGGCGTTCAATGGTGTTGGCATCCGGCATGTTCGGATAGCCGCGGTTGATCGGAAAACCGTTGCGATAAAACTCGCCGGTGGTGAAGCCACGCACGGTGAACGTGGTCAGGCCCTGACCACCAAAATTGTTCGCCCGCCCAACGCCCCCGGCGTAATCAAGCGCGTCCTGCAAACGGGTGGCGCCCAGATCCTCGACCGCGTCTTTCGAGACCACACTGATCGATTGCGGGGTTTCGTGGATCGACGTGTCGGTGCGTGTGGCACTGGCTGAGCGAGTCGCCCGATAACCCTGCACCGGGCCGTCCGCCCTTTCGTAATTCGCAGTACCGATAACATCGGTTGCGTCCAACTCCAGCGTTGAGGGAGATCCCTCCGTTTGTTCAGCCCATGAGGCAGGCGACAACACTTGCAGCACACAAATGGAAAGCAGGGTACGACGCATGAAGAGAGAAACCTTTACGAATAGGCCAATACAGGGAGTAAATCCGCCAAAAACTCCCGCGCATGCTATACAAGCCCATTCGCAATTAACACAAATTCCCATTAACGCTTAAGTGGCCATTGTGCAGGAACGCTTTTGGCCAGTAACAGACATTCGATTTAGTGCCTGTTCGAACCAACCTTGCAGATCTCCACCTAGCGATTGCAGCTTTTCTAGCTACGCTTGCCAGCAAGAGATTGGTGCACGTACGCCCACTCTTTAATCGTCTGGCAAGGGAGCCAACAACCATGGATAGCACTCAGGGCGTTTATCCATCAGCGACCGTTCTGGTGGTCGACGACACCCCCGACAACCTGATGTTGATCGCTGAGTTGCTGAAGGACAAATATCGGGTCAAGGCCGCCAACAGTGGCGAGAAAGCCTTGCGCCTTCTACAGGCCGACCCCCTTCCCGACCTGATCCTGCTGGACATCATGATGCCGGGTCTGTCCGGTTATGACGTTGCCGAGCAGCTCAAACTTGATGCCCGCATTCGCCATATACCGATCATTTTCCTGACCTCCATGACCGCCACGGAGGACGAGATTCGCGGCTTGAGCCTCGGTGCTGCGGATTACATCACCAAGCCGATCATCCCCCCGGTGCTCATGGCCAGGGTCGAGACGCAGATCAAGCTCAAGGCCGTTGCCGATTTCCTGCGCAATCAGAACGATTTTCTGGAGCAGGAAGTGCAACGGCGTACCCGCGAGGTGATCGCCATCCAGGATGTCACGATCCACGCGATGGCCTCGCTGGCTGAAACCCGTGACAACGAAACCGGCAACCACATTCGCCGCACCCAGCACTACATCAAACGGCTGGCTGAACTGTTGCGCAATCACCCGCGCTTCCGGCACTTCCTTGACGACGAGACCATCAAGCTGCTCTTCAAATCGGCACCGCTGCACGATATCGGCAAGATTGGCATTCCCGATCGTATCCTGCTCAAACCGGGACGGCTGACCCCGGAAGAATTCGAGGTCATGAAGACCCACACCACGTTGGGGCGCGACGCCATCCAGCACGCGGAGGATCAATTAGGCATAAACGTCGACTTCCTTCATTTGGCCAAGGAAATTGCCTACGGCCATCAGGAAAAGTGGGATGGCAGTGGCTATCCGCAAGGCGTGGCCACCGACGACATCCCGATCAGCGCGAGGTTGATGGCCGTGGCAGATGTCTACGATGCGCTGATCAGCCGCCGCGTGTACAAGCCCGGCATGCCCCATGAGCAGGCAGTGAAAATCATCCGCGAAGGCCGGGGCTCGCATTTTGATCCGGACATCTGTGACGTGTTTCTCGCCAATGCCGAGCAGTTTCGCGCAATTGCCGAGCAATTCGCCGACAGCGACCAAGACATGGCCAAGCAGTTAGCCCTGCTTGAGCAGATTGCCGACCGGCCCTGAGCCCCGCGCATCCGTTTGCACATCCCGTTGAAAGAGGCCGTTTATGAACAGACTGTTCGAGATGCTCGAGCGCCTGTCTCTGCGCAGTAAATTGATCATCGGCTTCGCTGCGCTGCTGATATTGATCCTGATATTGGGCGTGCAAAGCCTGCGCACCCAGTATTCGCTCAAAAATGAAATGCAGCAGTTGTACCAACAGGATCTGGTGGGTATCCAGCATGTGCAGGAAGTTCGGGTGCAGTTGCCGCATCTGTTGCTCGCCATGCAACGTGCAATCGCAACCAACAACGCGGACATCCGAATCAGCGCCAGAGCCCAGATGGATGCCGCCCAACAGCGACTCCACGAAGCGCTGGAGCAGGTTCGCCCGACACTGCGCCGCCAGAGCAGCATCAGCAGCCTGGTGGAATTCGAAGTGTTATTACAGCGTCTGCAAAAAGATGGCGATGAAGCACTGGAATTGGCCGGCAAAGGCTCTCTGGGGCAGGCGTTGATGTTGCTCAACAGTAAGGACTTTCTTGCGCTGGAACAGGGCGGCGACGGGCTGCTCACCCAAATCGAAAAGAACAAGGAAGCCGACATCCACGATACAGCGAAGAACCTGGCTGAGTACGCAGAGCGCAGTACTACGATCACGTACATCCTGCTGCTGGGTGGTTCGGCACTGGCCTTGCTGTTGACCTGGCTGGTCAGTTATTCCATTCGCGTGCCGCTGAACCGCGTACGTGTGGCCGTGGACGAATTGGCGTCGGGCAAGCTCGACGGCCAGATCCCGCACACCGACCTGCGCAACGAAACCGGCGATCTGGCGCGGGCCATTGCCACGCTGCAGGTGGAGGCTTGTCAGCTTGAGCGCCAGCGCTGGGTGAAAGCTCACGCCTCGCTCCTGCAAGTCGATCTGCAACAGGCCGAGACGCCGCAACAATTGGCCCAGGCTTTTTTCAGCCGCATCGCGCCCCGTCTGGGCATGTGCCAGGGGGCGCTTTACGTGCTTTATGAGGGCGCGTCGCGCCTGCAATTAGTCGGCGGTTATGCGGTGGACAGTGAGCACCCGTTGCCCGCCGAGCTTGAACTCGGTGAAGGGTTGCTTGGCCAGTGCGCGCTGGATCGCCAACCCCGTCAGCTTGAGGATCTGCCCGAATCGTTCTGGCATGTGCGCGCGCAGTTGGGCGCAACTGCCGCCAGCCATTTGCTGGTGCAGCCGGTGCTGCGTGGCGAACGCCTGCTCGGGGTTATGGAAATGGCCGGTTTTCGCCAACTGGAAGAGAACCAAGCGCTGCTGCTGCAAGAAGTATTGCCCAGGCTAGCCGGTGCCATGGCCATTATGGAACGCAGTGAGGCAGCCCAGGCGCTGCTCTTGGAAACTCGCCGTCAGGCAGACGAAATGGGCGCGCAAGCCTTGCAACTGGAACATCAGGCCAGCGAGCTGGAGGCCCAGCAGGTCGCACTGCGCGCCACCGAGGCCTGGTACCGCGGCATCATCGAGGCGGCACCCGATGGCATGCTGGTGTTGGGAGCCGACGGTCGCATCCTGATGACCAACCCGCAAATGGACACTTTGTTTGGCTACTCACCGGGCGAGCTGATTGGCGCCAGCATTGAGCGTCTGGTACCGCAGGCCGCCCGCGAGCGGCATGTCAGGTTGCGCGACGGGTTCATTTCCAGCGGCGGAACCCGGCAGATGGGCGGCGATCTGGACGATCTGAGCGGCGTGCGCAAAGACGGCAGCCTGTTCTCCGTGGAAATCGGCCTTTCCCACTTGCCCCGTCTGGAGGGTCGTGGCGTCTGCGTGTGCGCCTCGGTGCGCGATGTCAGTGAGCGCAGGGCAATGGAGGCCAGGTTGCGCACTGCCAGCGATCGCCTGAACCTGGCACAGGAGTCCGGTGACATCGGTCTGTTCGACGTCGATCTGGTCAGCGGCACAAACTATTGGACTCCCCAACTCGAAACCCTGTTTGGTCTGGAGCCTGGCGGCTTCGGTGGCACGCTGGCGCACTGGCAGGCGCTGGTGCATCCCGACGATTTGGCGCGGGTCAGTAGTACATTTGAGAGCGCCGTGCAGAGTGATAATGATCGCGTCGAATTCGACTTTCGCATCGTGCGCAAAAACGATGGGCAGGTGCGCACCTTCCGCTCGCTCAACCGTTTTTCCCGCACGGCGGACGGCAAGCCTTTGCGCGCAACCGGCATCAACATCGACGTCACGGCACTGGCAGAGGCCAGGGCCACGGCCGAAGAGGCCACTCAGGCCAAGAGCGAGTTTCTCGCCAACATGAGCCATGAGATCCGCACGCCGATGAACGCCATCATCGGCATGAGCCACTTGGCGCTGCGTACCGAACTGGATAATCGTCAGCGCAACTACATAGAAAAGGTGCACCGCTCGGCGGAGAATCTGCTGGGGATCATCAACGACATCCTCGATTTTTCCAAGATCGAGGCCGGCCGGATGAGCCTCGAACAGGTGCCTTTCCGCCTGGAAGACGTGCTCGACAGCTTCGCCGCCATGATTGGCCTGAAGACCGAGGACAAGGGTCTGGAGTTGTTGTTCCAGATCCCGCCCGACTTGCCCACAGCCCTGCTCGGCGATCCCCTGCGGCTGGGGCAAGTACTGATCAACCTCGGCAACAACGCGGCCAAGTTCACCGAACACGGCGACATCGTGGTAGGCGTGGAAGCAATTGGCACGCTCACGGACAGCGTGCAGCTGCATTTCTGGGTGCGCGACACCGGCATCGGCATGACTGTCGAGCAATGTTCACGCCTGTTCCAGTCGTTCAGTCAGGCGGACACTTCGATCACCCGCAAATATGGCGGCACCGGTTTGGGATTGTCTATTTCCAGGAAACTGGTGGAGCTGATGGCCGGCCGAATCTGGGTCGAGAGCGAGCCGGGAGTCGGCTCCACGTTCCACTTCCAGGTACAACTCGGCGTACAGCAAAATGTTCTGCCACCTCGTATGTTCAAGGCTGGCGAGCTGTCAGGCATGCGTGTTCTTGTCGTGGATGACAACGCCAGTGCCCGTGAAATCCTCTCGGGCATGGCGCGCAGCTTTGGCCTGGAAGTGGACGTCGCACAGAGCGGTAGTCTGGCGCTGCACATGTTGGCCGACGCCGAGCATAAGGTGCTGCCTTACGATCTGGTCTTGATGGACTGGCGCATGCCGGGCATGGATGGCATGGAAGCCGTGAGCAAAATGCAGTCCGCCAGTCTGATGCGCACCCCATCGGTCATCATGATCACCGCTTTTGGCCGCGAAGAAGCCCGCGAAGAAGCCGAACGCCAGGGCATCCAGTTACCGGTGGTTCTGACCAAACCCGTCACGCCGTCCTCATTACTCGAAGCCGTCGGTGTAGTGCTGGACAGAGACACGCAAAGCAATACTCGGGCTGGCGAACGCACCCAAGAGAATGCCAGTACCGTAGCCAGTCTAAATGGCGCCCGGCTGCTCTTGGTCGAAGACAATGAGCTGAATCAGGAACTGGCCAGCGAGCTGCTGGAAAGTGTAGGCATACGCTTGCGACTCGCCACGCACGGCCAAGAGGCGTTGGATATTCTCGGCGAGGATGGCGACTTCGATGGCGTGTTGATGGATTGCCAGATGCCGGTGATGGATGGCTACACGGCCACCCGGAAAATTCGCCAGCAACCGCGCTTCAGCACTCTGCCAGTGATCGCCATGACCGCCAACGCAATGGACGGTGACCGCGAGCGCGCGCTCGAATGCGGTATGAACGACCATATCTCCAAGCCACTCAATGTCGAAACCATGTTCGCCACAATGGCAAAATGGATCAAGCCACGAGCCGCTCAAGCATCGCTGAGCGCAGGTTTCGCCGATGGCTTGCCAGATCGTCTTGAGGGCATTGACCTGACTGCGGGACTCGCCACCTGCATGGGGCGGCGGGATCTCTACTTACGTCTGCTCTGCAAGTTTCGCGATACCCAGACAGATTTTGCCAAGCAATTTCAGGCGGCACGGATCGATCCGGATCCTGGTGCTGCCGCACGGCTGGCGCACAGTTTGCGCGGCACCGCCGGCAACATCGGCGCCAAGGCAGTGGCGCAGGCCTGTGCTTTGCTGGAACAGGCCTGTCAGGACGGCGAACCGGCTACGGTAGTGCAAGCGCTAGCGACGCAGGTCGAGCATTGCTTGCTCCCGACCCTGGCGGCCCTGGCTGACCTCAAGGCAGACAAATCGGCCGGCACAGGTGATGACTTGCAGAACGACTCGGCAATCAACGAGCAACTGAACAGGCTCGTGGGTCTTCTGGACGAAGGTGACACGGCGGCTTTGGACGCGCTTGCGGGACTGCGCAACATGCCACTCGCTCGGGCGTTGGCAGAGCGACTGGCACAGGTCGCGGTGCAGGTAGAACTGTTCGACTTTGATCGCGCCTTGAAGCTTCTGGAGGATAAATGAGATGAGTCACCCTCTCCTGCTCGGTTCATTGGCAGTACTCTGCATCACACCCAAAAAAGGGAGACGGATTTATTTCAGACAATAAACCCGTCCCCCTTTTGCGCGTTTTTTTCGTGGCTGGGGACCTTGCTCCCTGGCCACTTATTCCGAATCAACCAGGCACAAAACCTAGGCCGGCTGCTTCAACTCGACGTTATCCAACGCCTTGTTCACCGCCAACTCCCCCAGCATCACCACCTGCGCAATCCCCAACAACGTATTGCGGTTCGGCCCTTCCAGCATCCCGGCAAAATCACCGAGCATCACCGTCGCCGAGGCCAAAGACTCACAGGCATTGACCAACAACGTTTCAGTGTCGGATTGCGGGTTAACCATGAACAAAGTGCTGGGGCTGTACGGCGTCGCCATGATCTTCTCAGGCGCAAGATAATGATCGAGCGCCCGCTCTGCCGCAGCATTAAGCTTCTTCGAATCGAATGATTCATACGGTGACGCCGGATCTGTCACCGGCGGACTGTTAGTGGTTTCGGACATCAACTGAAACTCCAGCAAGCACCTATCAAGGCACTCCAAAAGAAATATGAATCCCCACCATGTAGGAGCTGCCGCAGGCTGCGATCCCTTGATCTGCTCTTCAACAATCAAAATCAAAATCAACAGATCGCAGCCTACGGCAGCTCCTACACAGAGTTTCGCGGCCTAGCCGTCAATGACGCAGCGCTTAGTTCGGCAAGCGGCGGCCATCCAGAACTCGATTCACCATCAACTCACTCAGCATGATCACCTGATGCAGCATCAGCATGGTTCGGCGTTGTGAGTTGTCGACGACATCGCTCATGTCACGTGCCATGTCACTGGCGGCGGCCAACGACTCGCAGGCTTCGAGGAGTAGGGTTTCTTCGTCCACGGCGGGATCAATAAGAAAGATCTTGCTGGTTTTGCGGGATGGGATTGAGAGCTTCAGTGAGCCGGGGTTGAGGTAGAAATTGATGGCGCGGTCGGTCGCCTCTCGTATCTTTTGAGGTTCGAGCGTTGGGTCGTACGTGAATCGCCCCGGATTCTCTAGACACCTTGCAAGCTCATTGCGTAACTTTTTTCAAACTCTACCGGTGACAGCTGATTGTTGAAACCATGGCGACGCTTCGAGTTGTAAAACATCTCGATGTAATCG